CCCACCATCGGTTTTGTTTCTTAAGATTCCGGTTCCTAAATCTTTTCTACCAAGAACCACAATCATATAAACTTCGTGCTTAAATGCTTCTTCTTCGGTAAGATTTTGTTTTAGAAATATAATTCTTGATGAGTCTTTTGGTGGTTTTATTCCTTTACGATTTTTTATAAATGCTCTATCTCCCTTACCCTTACCAATATAATAAGGACTTCCATCCTCACGTAAGTATGCGTAAGTATAATACTCTCTTGGAGTTTCCATAGTTCTACTCTAACTTGTTGGCAATACTATTTATACAAGAAAGGGGAGCAGAAATGCTCCCCGATCCTTTCCACCTGAAAAGCGCCAACAAGTCAGGCATTTTTATTTATACTACTTCAGAACTTGAAATCAGAACTTGAAATCAGAACTTGAAATCAGAACTTGAAATCAGAACTTAAATGTCGTTTGAAAAACTCCACCATAATTGGAGGATGCACCATTCAGACCTTGATTGTTGGAAACATAGAAGATCGCAGGAGTGATAGAAATATTATCAGAAACCCTGTATTTGTAAAATGCTTCCCACATTGTTGCATTGGCAGAAAGACCCGCAGCATTGCCAGGTTGACCGATGGCGAAACCAGCGGCATTGCCCTTGGTAAACACATCAGACCACTGAAGACCTGCCATCCAAGTTTGAGAATCGGTGGCACCATTAGGAGTTGCAGGACCGTTCACATTGTTCCAACCATAAGCAGCACTCACGGAAGGAATGAATCCAGAAGTAGCAGGTTGCCAGTAGGCATTCAAAGCGTAATTATTAGAACCCTGATCAGCAATCAGAGTGCCAGCATTTCCGCCAACACCATTGAAGGTGCGAATACGGGTGTTTTCTGTTCCGTTTCTGTATGCCAGCGCCACACCCCACTGTGGAGCACGATAACCAACTTGAAGCATCGTGTTCAGGGCGCCAGAGGCATTGAATTCTCCTTTGGTAGAATTACTACCACTCTGAGCAACATAGTTGAGACCAGCAACAATACCTTGCTTTCCGGGTTGAACATATTGAACACCGAAACCAGCACCAGTTGCTTTGTTATAAACCCCAGGAGCGCCAGCAACAGCAAAGAAGTCAAGAATATCAGACTTATAAGCAGTGGGAATCCAGGCAAGTTCAGTATTACGAACCAGAGGACCAACCGTTACACTGACACCTTTTGTAAAGGCTGGAGTTTGGTAGTAGAGACGATCAATCTTCAGGACATCATCATAAGTTTCTGCCTTGTCCAGTTTGAAGAGGGATGAAGAAGAACCAAATGGTTGACTAGAGAAGTTACCAGTACGAAGACGAGTGCGGAGCAGATCTTTGCCCGTGAAACTGGTGTCAAAGTTCAAACGAACATCGTAGTTGAATGCAGTATTGCCAACGTTAGTTCCGTTAGCCAGTCGAGCACCATCTACACCACCAAGAATGAAAGATGCTTCACCTTTGAGTTTGGTAGTGGTGGAGAATTGTTGTGCCTGAAGAGTATTGACTCGGGTTTCCAGACCGTCAACCCGACCACGGAGGGTGGCGAGTTCTACGTCAAATTCTTTCAGAAGACGACGAAGTTCATCAGTCACTTCAGTTACACCGCCGAGACAAGCATTCAGAAGAGCAGCAGCCTCGTAGCGGGTCATTGAGCGACCACCGACAAAAGTTCCGTTAGGATATCCGGCAACGCAACCATAACGTTCAACGAGATTGCCGAGTGCCTGATATGCCCAATCAGTAGGCTTTACGTCAGAAAATTGTGTAACACTTGTGACCTGTTCTGCAGAAGTATATCGATTGACTGCTGCCATATTAATGTCTGCCGCATTTGCAACAGCAGGAGCAACCATACTAAGAGCAACAGGTGCAAGCATCAGTTGTTTAAAATTCATGTGAAAATTAGTTAGAATAAAGTTTATCAGTTGCCCTGTGTTGGGCAAGCCCCCACTCGGAATCGAACCGAGAATCTTTCGCTTACAAGGCGAATGCAGTAACCATTATGCTATAGAGGCGAGTTAATCAGACAGGCATATCTTCTGGATTTTCAACGTCAATTGGAAATAACATAGGATGTGCCTCTTCTTCAATTAAGTATGATGAATATTTGAATAAATCAACTTCATCATATCTACGATTACTCGATGCTTCGAGTAATATTTGCTCATCATTTTTCTCATCATCTGTTATATCGTCGAAGGTGAATGGTAGTCCATTGATAGAATACATTTTTACGATAAACTCTTCATTTTCAACGCAGTACCAATTATAAGAAGTGGATATTTTATATTTCATATGAAACTGAAAATATCTACTATTTATGGATCACCATGCACAAGAATATCAGAATCTATTTAGATTGTCAAGATTCTTGTGCCAGTTGTTGAACTGTCCACGTCTGTGGGTTCAAGCTACAGTATGCATTGAACGTGATCTTCATTTCTTTATGTGTAAGCCCACAATGACTAGCCGCCTCCGGCAAATTCCATTTCGCATGAAATAGATTTTCCATGGCTTCTCGGGTTTCCTTTCTCATATGCTAACGTATTCGAGGCGGTCCTCTGTTAATTGTTGTCTTGTAAATTTTAGCACTTTCATGAACTGGTCGGCAGTCTCACATGCCACTTCCACTTCTGTCCCCTGATCAGAGTATAAAGTAAATTTTCGTGACATCGGATTTACGACACACCTATCCAGATATTCGTCATCTCCCCAACTGTACATGGTAAATTCCTATTGATAATTTTTATTGATAAATTTGATTATTAAGAACTGATATTGCCGCAGTCAATGAAGCAATTTCATCTATATTTTGTTGTTTGATTCTATTATAAGACCAATTCTCTAATTGGTATGAATGTTTGTATTTTTTCACCAAACATGATGAATTAATATGATCTGTTATATTTTGCCTTAGTGTTTCAATTTCTGACAATAAAGTAGATATATTTTGTGCATAAGTTGCACACGCAGGAACAGTACTAGTTATTTTGACTACTAATCCTATCGTAGATGCATTGGGATCATTTTGAATAAGAACCGTTGATTGTCCAATTCCAGTATTTAAATTTGTTATGGCAATATAAGTTTCTCCTTCTAATGGATTATTTGTTGTATATACCCCATTTTCTAAATTTGGATATACATGTGCATTTAATGTATCTTGTTTTACTGTACACACCCCAACAATTGCTCCTTGAAATCCAAAATTAACTCCAGGTCCAGATGTTCCAATTCCAGTTGCAATTGAAGAGTAAAAGTTATAAACATCAGAAGCAGTAGATGCAACTCCACATGGACTGACTACTCCTGTTCCAGACGCAGTTTGACAAATATTTACGATTTGTTGTTTCTTGGAATTAATTTGATCAATATAATTTGCAAGTAAATATGAATCAATTTGTTGACATGGAGTAAGAAATTTGTTTATGTTGTCAACAGAAACACCAGAAGCATAAGTAGTAGGATCTCCATTTGAAGATTCAAGTCCACTCTTTTTCGATTCTAATATTTGAACTGCTGTTAGTGAAGTATTTGCAAATGCCATTATATTGTTTCCTTAACTCGTAGCCAATCTTGACCTGGATAATCTTTTATGGTTGCCCCTTCATATTCTACTACTAATTTCTCCATATCCTTTCTTTCTGCAAATACCGTATAAAAACATTTTATTGAGGTACCGGAATTATTTTTAATTATAATTCTTCTTCCCCACTCTACATCTTCGTCAGCATATAATTCTTGATGAGTTCCAATTGGAGTCAATTGAACGGTTACGGTATCTAGGTCAACTAAATCTGACCAATAAGAAGGAAGTTCAATTACATTCGAATTAATCAACTTTCCCCTAAAATAAACTCCTATTTCTGGGCCTTCCAATGAAACATGTCTAAGTCTATGTGTCAAAGGTTTGGATGGATGTGGAATATCAAATGGTTTAGCGGGTAAAGATTTGGCCAGATTGATATTTGATGCAACATCACCAATTCCAGCCAATGTCATTAAACCATTCGCAGTAATTGATCCATTTGTAATTATATTTCCATTTGCAAGTATATTTCCGTTTATGATAGTATTATCTACTTTAACTATAAAAGAAGGAATATTTCCTGTGTAACTTGCCAAGTTTATTAACGAAGTATTTGTTCCATTTACATGAAATCCGATGTAATCATTTGAGTTATGAAATAAAACAACTGCTAAATCGATTAATTTAAAGGAGCCATCTACTGGTAGGTCAGACCACCATGATCCTTCTTTTGATACCTCATCATAATTATAATCGCCATTTACACTATTTGGTCCCGTAAATGTTCCATAATCAACGAAAGAAAAACTCATTTATTCACCTCTACTTGTAACTTTTCTATATCTTTTCTTTCTGCAAATATGTGATAAAAATATTCTGGCTCAATTGTATCTGACATCATATAAACTTTATTATTTTCTATTCTTTCAAAATAAATTGAATGATGTCCATTTATTGGAGTAATAGCAACTGTTATGCTATTTTCATCAACTAAATTTATCCAATATTCAGGAAGAGCGATTTCTCGTCCTTTCATTCTCCCTCTTATATAGACAGAATTTTCTGGTCCCTCTAAACATGAGTAGACAAGAATTTTAGTTTTATCGGAAGGATGTTCGATAGCAAAATTTTTAGATCTTGCCATTAATACTTCAGTGTATATAATCTTGGCTTTTATTAATTTTACAGTAAGAAGAGTATCTACTTTAAGAAAGCTTTTGATTCTTGCATAAGTTTTAGCAAAAAAAGAATAGAATGGAATTGGGTTCATGTCAGAGTTTTTTGTCTCTCCGCACATGACTGTTCCTAATTCTGTATCTGTGGGAGTAACAAACTGAGAAGGATCTCCTATTATCGTTGGTCCCTCAATATATGCAGAGCCACGAACTTCATTTGGACCTCTACCAAATATTTCGGCGTTTCCCAATCCACATACTAATTTTTTTCCAATTTCTACATCTGGTAATTTCATATTTTAAAATCTATCCTCATTGGATGAATCGTATTTGGATTTATTCATTTTTGTTGCGCCATCTGCGGCATCTATTAATCCACCGTACATATTTAGTATTCCCTTTCCAATTAACTCTACTGTTTTTTCTGAGAATATTTTTGTAGAGACGCTCGATCTTACGTCTACAATTGGTGATTTTATGATTATCTTTTCATTTGAATCTATTGTAATGACTCCATTTGAATTATCTCCACCCTGAGCCAAAATATCTATATTTTCTGCAATCAATCTTATTCTTCCATTTCTTGCATTTAATACAATATCACCATTCACTGCATCATAATAAATTCCTGGTTGACCATAAGGAACATTATCTCCAGCTTTTACTTGAAATGAACCAGTTGATCTTGCAATTGTTCCATGCTTTCTATGTGGTTCTCCTTCTGATTCTAGGGAAATATAATGATTCGCCTCATGTCCACTTCTTATTGTAAATGAGGATATTTTTCCATCATCATTAATATGACCAAATTTAATTTCTGCATCACTATTTCCATATCTAATTGTATTATAATTTGAATCTGGCATTATACTTTACCTACACAATCTATTACTGAAATTATTTTATCTTGATATGTTGGATCTTTTATTTCATTTTCTCCAACTCTAGTTACACATAATATTGGAATTATCTCTGAATTATATCCGGTTTCGCTTTCAATGTATATCTTAGGTTTTTCCGTAAATCCAGTTCCAGTTGAAATAATTTTTACCTCAGATAAAGTACCAAATGATCCAAATACTGGAGTTGCTTCTGCGCCATTGGCGGGTTCAATTATAATTTTATCAGTTGGAGAATAATTTATTCCGACATTTCCAACTCTTGCTTCACATAATGTCAATATCACTGGATATTTCCCAGTTCCTAATGTTGCATAAGTACCAAAAATGGATGCCGAATCTGATGGAGGTGGAGTAGTAATTGATGCAGTTTTTGTTGACGTTATATAATTTCCACCATTTATAATCTGTCCACCAACATTTACTGATGTGCCGGTTGGAAATCTTACTTTGTCTCCCTCATTTATTTGAATATTTTCTCCTGGTGGATAAGGAACATCAAATTTTCCATCTTTTCTTTGGACTGTAGTATCGCTATTTTTTGCCCAAGTATCTCCATCTCCACCTAAACTTCCATCTTGAGCTGGAAGATACTTTGAGCCAGATTCTTTTATTATGGCTCCTGTTACTTGTCCATTATTTATAATTGCATTTGCAACTGCCCCACTTCCTTTTCCACAACTATCTGTAAGTTTAACTATTGGTGCAGAGGAATATCCAGATCCACCATTTATTATATCTATTCCAACTATTTTTCCAGTAGCACTTACTATCGCATTGCCAGATGCTCCAGATCCAGATCCACCAAAAAAATCTACAGTAGGAGGGCCACAGAGCAGTGGACCAACGTTACATGTATCGGTAAATACATCATCAAAATTTAAATCAAAATTAAATGTATTTGGATCTACACTAGTCGCTATATTTGATGCAAATGTTTTTGCCTTATCTCTAATGGAAGAAAAATTAGCATTTGTAATGTCCTGTGATTTTTCCGGACCATCCCAAATGCTCCATTTTTTTATTTCTGGACAAGCTGGCTTGTCATCACAACTTAAAAATGAAAGAATATTTTCAATTAATCCAAATATATCCCCAACTACATTGACTACTCCCAGAATAGCATTTAATGGAGCTAGTATTATACCCAAAGCGGAAGTAATTAATCCTGTTAATTTTCCTAAAAGAGAAGAAACAAAATTTTCAATTGCACATAAAGGAGCGTTTATAAATCTCTCAACAATGGTTTTTAGAAACTCTCCTACCATCTTAAATAAATTTGATACTATTTTTCTGAACAGACAAGCGATCAAATCATTTACTGTATCTACTTGTTTCTTTAATTTTGATCTTTCTTCTCCTGGGAATAAAGCATAATAAAGTTTTTTTGCCGCATCGTTTATCTTATCTAATATAAACTGTTCGATTCCTTTTATTGAACCTTTTAGCCATTTTGATATATTTTTTGCAACTCCATCTATTTTATACTTTATATATTCTGATATACTATATTGTTTTCCGCCATCCGAAATTGGTGACTTTATAGAGTCTGCCCAAGAATATAATTCTTTCTTTTTATTTTGAACATCTTTAAGTAATTTTTTAATATCATTTTGTATTTGTCCCAATGGAACCTGTTGACAATCAGAAGATACAGCTAATGTAGTAGAATTTTTAGCATCGTTGATCTGGTTTTGATCTGCCGTACTATTGGCACCTGGAGCTGCGACTGCACCCTGAGTCGGGGTTCCACTTGGCCCAGGTGCAATTGGTTTGGCTGGGGAGCCCCCCGGAGGTATAGAATATACTGGAACTCTCTCTCCAATGAATGCACTAAAAGGAACAAATCCGGTATTAGGTATTGTATTTTCTAATTTTGTCTGATCGGCATTTGGTAAGCATCCAATAATAATAGGGCCAGTCCGATCTATTCCATCCTTGTAAAACCCATAAACATAAGCACCTTTTCTCAAATTTGAAGATTGATAAGATGCACCATGACCAGAACCAGCAGTTACTGGATAAAGAACTTCTGCCCACGGTAAACGTTCATCTGGAACTATACTTTTATCTTCGCTATGTTTACCAAAAATTCTAACCTTATATCTATATCCCCAACCTGTTAATTTCTTATAGTCGTCCCATTTTTCCGAGGCAATATTATCCTTCCAATACTTATCATCTACTATCTGTCCCATCCACAGCATGGGATTTTCGCCAAATTGTTGATCATTCATACATCGAATACTCTACACTCTAGTGCTTCTGGATTTTCAAAACAATATAGTTGAAATGGAGTTGGGGTTTCTTCTTGAGTTGGATTTTTTTCCTGGTATGCCAATAACATTCTCAGTTCGTTCTCCAGATATTTTTTTCTTTGTCTTGAACATAACCCAAGATCCAATTCTTGTTGAATTTTTAAAACATTGTCATAAAGTTTTGTTTCCATTGTTCCAATTTAATTTGAACTATTTAGTTTTTTTATAAATAGTGATGCCTAATTTGGTGGTTCTTTTCAGGTTGGGATAAAGCACCTTTGGGTGCTTTTCCTGTATAAATAGTAATAACCACCAATTTAAGAGCAGAACTATGGAAACTCCAAGAGAGTATTATACCTACGCATATTTGCGTGAGGATCGAACTCCTTATTATGTCGGGAAAGGTAAGGGATATAGAGTATTTTCTTCAAATAGAAGTATAAACAAACCAAAAGACCAATCGAGAATTATATTCCTTAAGCAAAATCTCACAGAAGAAGAGGCATTCGAGCACGAGAAGTATATGATTGCGTTTCTCGGTAGAAAGGATTTGGGAACCGGAATCTTAAGAAACAAAACCGATGGCGGAGAAGGTTCTTCTGGTGCCATAATAAGTGAAGAAACCAGAAGAAAACAAAGTGAAGCAAAGAAAGGAAAATCGCACTCAGAAGAAACCAGAAGAAAGTGTAGTGAGGCAAACAAAGGAAAATCACCTTCAGAAGAAACCAGAAGAAAATTAAGTGAAAAAAATAAAGGAGAAAATCATCCTTTTTATGGAAAATCACATTCTGAAAAAACTAGAAGAAAGCAAAGTGAAGCAAAGAAAGGAGAAAAACATCCTAATTATGGAAAATCGCACTCTGAAGAAACTAGAAGAAAACAAAGTGAGGCAAATAAAGATAAAAAATGGTGGAACGATGGAAAAGGAAACACAAAATTTTCCAAAGAATGCCCAGGACCAAATTGGGTTTCTGGTCGTGGAAAAATTAAATGCCATATGAATCCCTGATTAGATTTAATTTCGTGTAATTTGGCCCCTCAGGTGACACGTAGTGGCACAGGTCAGAAATTAAATATTTTCCAGATTCTTTGCCACTTGCCAATTTTGTAATTTTAGAGCTAACCTCCGGGAAATAGCATTCAATCACATCACCTGCATGAAGAGATAAATCCGCAAATATTGTTATCGACATTTGAATCGCAAATAATTGATTGTATCTCATGAAGGATTGGTTTAAAATTTCTTTTACGTCAAAATTGGGATTCTTAGAATTCCTAATTTGATCTGAGATGTTTCCGGGAATATTGCTTCCAATATCTTCAATTGTAGATGTAATTTTTGATGCTCCCTTTACTTCACTTGGAATAACTGGAGTAGCTCTTCCAGCTCTAATTGCAGCTCTATCTTGATCTTCTGATGATATTGTTTTTGTTTCATATTTATTATCGTAAGGATTAAACGTTATTCTTTGTGATTCATAAGTACCAAGTTTTTTGTGTTCAATATAGGGAAGACCAGAAGAAGATGAACTAGAAAGAATCTTTCCATCATATCCCGGTGGAGTTTCCGTTGAATTATTCAATATTAATTTTTTCTTTGGCGTCTGATTTAACAATACATCGATTGATTTAAATTTATAACCATCTGCTGTTTCATAGAAAAAATATCCAGCAGTGTTTCCAAATGAAGATTTAATCTCTGGTACTGCTCTTTTTGATAGCCAATTTAATCTATGAAAAGGGCATCCAGTATGATCGATACTTCCTTCTACTTTTAACGTATTAATTGTTGGATCAATTTCTATATCTTTTTTTGTCTTTAAATGATTTTTAAATATATTACTTGCTATGTCGGATACTCTTCCATCATAAAAAGAAGAAACTCTGCTGTCCAAATTTTTCTCTACTATAGTTTCATATGAAACCAAATTGGCAGACATTATGACAAGTTGATTTGTTCTTATTTTACTTGGCTTTGCTGCAAATCTAAATTGTCTTTCTTCTGTCGAAAATAATATTTTGTTTCCAGCATCATCTTCCAAATTAAGATATATTTTTTCACCAAACTGCAAATCGGTTTTTCCATACTCAGTAATTTCAGTCGTCTTTCCTTCGCCCAATCTAAATCCAGTATCCAATAAATTAAAAGAAACTATGACAGAATCTTCCAATATACTTTCATAATAGTACAAAGAATGGACACCATTTTTGATGTCTGCTTTGTGCTTTCCGTCGGAGGAAAATACTTCAAATACTTTTGGTTCTATCTGAGGTAGATTTATCATGTCGGTGCTCCTTTATTTTATTTACCCAAAGACAACTGGCAGAACAGTCAGTGTGGTTTTGGTTGCTACATCGCTATAAGTTTTATTTGATATAACTGATGTCACTGCGGATGAGCCGGATTGAGGTTGCTGCCCTGGGGGTGCCAATTGTGCGATATTGGTCGATTGTGGAGTAGTAGAGGTCGATGCGCCATCATTATTTCCTTGATATTCTCCTAGTGCATTACTTCTTGGTCTATTATTTCCAGTTGAAGTAGTTCCGGTAGGTTGTCTAGCTCCCGGTGGTTGTTGTCCAGCAGAACCAGAAAGTCTTCTTCCTAATGATAATAATTTGAGATATGGTCTTGGATCTACTGGAGTTCCATTTGGTCTGGCTTCAAAGTGCAAATGAATGTCATCTGTTCCTCCCGTCTTTCCAATTTCTCCTATAGTTTCTCCATTATATTGTTGCCCGTTTTTTATCATTATACTAGCGAGGTGAGCAAAATAAAATTCAATATTTCCACACTTAATGATAACCAAATTTCCGTAACCACTTGAAGTCCCAGCGTATGTTACTTTTCCTGACATTCTAAATCCAACATACCATCCCCTTTTATTATAAGTTCCAATATCAATTCCAGTATGAGATCGTCTATTTTGCCGAAACCCTTCACCTGGAGTTAGACCAATAAGAGGATTTCTATCATTCGCCACATCAGCTTCATCTATAACAGTAGTGCCTATCATTCGACCAAAATTAACTGCACTTGGAGCAAAACTCGCATAAGCATTTGCTGCATATCCATATCTTTTTTCCATCATTGGAACACCAGCATCTTGCATGTCTTCTTCAAACAAATCAACTGCTTTTCTTACGTCCGTAAGTCCTTTAAGTCGGTTAAAAGTTCCACGTTGTTTCATTTCAATGGTCATCCATTCCAATTGAGTTCTTAATTTATATGGATCTTTATTATTTTCTCTTGCCCATGATAGCATTCTTCCCCATCTGACTGGATCCCATTGTAATATTCCCTTTCCGTTTCCTCCACCATGTTGGACTTGTCTTGGGTCTATTGCCCCGCTCTCCTGCAATAGATTTCCAAGAACACCAGATGCAGCTTCTGGAGTAAAGTGCAAATCGTTAACAAGATAATTATAAACTTCTGTCGCATTGGCATGTCCAATTAGATTTGGGCTTCCTCCGCCATTATCTCCCCCAGAAGTTGGACCACCGGGAGATGTTTCATCTGGTCCAGCTAAACTTAAATTTTTTCTAATCTCAGAAAAAATATCATTTGATTTTATGTTCATCATAGAAATCATAGAATCATAAAGTTGATCAGAAAAATTATTTTTTGCTAATCCACCAGTTCTACCAACAGGAATTTTTCCTCCGGTTGCAGCAGTTAATACCTGTCGATTCACAGAAGATATACCATAGTTTGAGTCTGGATCATATGATGACTCAACCATGTAATTCAACTGATCTGCAAAGTTTCTAAATATCTTCTTATCAACATTCTGTCCCAATGCCAAATCAACACCAGCAGCCATGAGAGCACTGAAAGAATTTTTCTTCAATATTTCAGATGTTCTGACCAATGCTTTATATGGACTTGCTTGTTTTCCGCTATCTGGATCTGAATATAACTTTTTGATTTCTTGTTCTCCACCAACATTTTTGCCGGGTTGAACTTTATTAAATCTTTGTATTGATGGTTTTGTTCTGGTTTTTGTTCTTCTTGTTGAGACACTCACATTAGTTTTTTTATTTCCAACTGCTCCGCCTTGAGCTTGTGTTGTAACTTGCCAACCAGCCATAGGAGCCACGGCATCGTACAAAGAAGTTCCAATAAGATCTCCAATCCAACCACCTATCATTCCACCAGCAATAGCGCCAATACCAAATGTTCCAGCACCAACTAATGCACCAGCAATTCCCATACCAATCAAAGATCCAACTGCACCAGCAGCAGCTCTTCCGACTGGTTCTCCCATAATCAAATCAAGAATGAATCCAATAAGGGGACCAACAATTTGAATTTTTCCTAATATCTTCCTAAACCCAGAGCTAACTAACTTTGTCCCACCACTTCCTGCATTTCCTGGGTTTGCTGTTCCTAGTGATCCAGCATTTCTAGCAGAACCAAAACCACTACCTCCCCCACCTCTTCCACTTCTTCCTCGTCCACTTCTTCCTCTGCCCCTTCCTCTTCTTCCATCTCCCGGAGATCCACCAGAACCAGAACTAGCAACTGTCAATCCAACAATAACAGCAGCATTTAAAAATTTATTTAAAATAGAAGAAGTATCATCAAATGTTTTTTGGAAGTTTTCCCCACCAATATCTTTTACTATTTTTCTTGTTGTATCATAAGCTCGATATGCAATGTGAATAGACCTTACAAAATTTTTAAAAACCTCCGTTGTAAACATCGATAAAAATTTAGACAAATAAATTATATTTTTTATTACCCAGGATATTTGTGGGGCATATTGAATTATCTTGGGAGCAGCCAAGCCCAATATATTCATCAATAAAAATTGGGTTATTGATTGAAATATTCCCCCACCTCCGGTTGGGGGAGTTAAAATATTATCTTTACCTTTACCTTTATTTGAAGTTGACTTTTCTTTATTTTTTTCCTTCGATTTTCTATTCTGTGTTTCGGTCTCTATTTGTTGCCTTCTCTGTAATGCTCTAACTATGTCAGCATTTGTTTTTAATAAAGATTCTATTTTCTTTACTTCAACATAAATTGCTGTCAACTTGTCTGATATTGGGCAGCAATTATTAGTGGATATTCTTGTGGATACTATGGTTCTAGGAATCAATGTAGTTCTTGGTCTTACAATTGGAGTCGTTGTGCTTTGTATTGCCATTATCCGATACCTTTAATTCCAAGTAGTTCGGCATTCTGTTTTCTACTAGAAACAGATGATGGTGCAGTTGCAGAAAAAGATTCTACCATAGTATCTCCAGCTACAGGAGATGGGGTATTTTTATTACCAGCATAAATTGGTGGTAGGGTTGATATGTCAAAACTTCCAGATTGCGGTCTTGGACCTGGAGCAGATAAAGATGGATTATTCTGTGTTGCAAATGCGACTTTCTGTCTATTTGTTCTATTTGTATTTACATTTGTTTTATCCTTTTCCGCCAATGACCTTAAGTCTATGGGTCCACTAAGAACCAAACTCCTTTCGAGTGCAACTCTTTTTGTGCTTACTCCACCTCTTTGTAATTCTTTGGCAACAATTTGCATGTTTCCAGATTTTAGTCCAGCACTTATTTTTTTATATTGTCCCAAAGGAGCATAAGTACCTGCATTATAGCCAAACATGGCCAAACCAGCTCTCTGGTTCGCAGACATATATTTCCAATATGGAATATTTTTACTATAATAATCAGATAAATCTTGAACTTGAAATTTTAATATACTATCTGCTTTTGATTTTGTTATAACGTCAGACATTTTGACTGGTTTATTTCCCTTCCTCAGACTATCATAAAAAGTGGATCCCCATCCTATAATTGGAGCATCCCCTGACCTTACTCGATATGGATAAATTTTTGTATTTGGATTTTTTGATATTGAAGCCCATGGTGTATTACTAATAGAACTTCTTAAACCGGGAGAAATATAATCATTGACTCCCGGCGTCAATGAAGATAACTTTTCATCTTCTATTAAATGCTTAACTGCAGTTCCAACTTCACCACCTTGATTTGCTAATTGAATATTATTTGCCTTTCCTGGTCTTGATATTTTACCAACAGATTTATTCAAAGATTCAAAATAATTTGATCCATATCTATTAACCGCAGATCTAGTCATAACATATTCACCTGGACTCAATGCAACCAATTGAGTATCTGGTCCAGCACCAGTAATTGGCATTCCAGATGATTTATCTACATGACCACCACCATCAAATGCAATATTATTAATATTTGTTTTTCTTTGTCTTAAAAATTTAACTAGGCCACCATTAGCAAATGATTGTTTTGCTGTTGGTATACTAAAATTAGGAGTTGTCGGTGCCCCAGAGTTATTTTCCGAAGCCCTCATTGCATTTCCTACCAAGTATCCAGTACCAACTGTACCAGCAAGAATAGCTCCACCAATAAGTGCATTTTTTCCTGCGCTGGCTAGTATTGCACGTAATGCTTTAAATCCATTGGTCGCAATATATTTACCTAAACTAATTACAAAACCAACACTAGATCTAACAAACTTACCAAAACTGGTGCAATATAAAACGAACGCACCAAGTAAAGCAGGCCACCAATCTTTAAAAAACCGTCCAAGACTGGACATCATTTTCTGATTTTTTGGATCAGTTGCCCATTTCAAAATATCAATAAATGCTTTCCCTAAAATATTCGCAATAAAGAATCCAATAATGGAATCCATGATGCCTTGTATTGGAGTGAATAATTTAGCGAATGATTTCTTTAAATTTTTTGTAGATTGCTCAAACTCTTTTTCTGCATCTTTTCTTCTTCTTTCTTCATCTGTAATATAACTTTTTTTCTGCCCAGAATAAGAAAGAGTTTGTTGAGTTAAAAACAACTCTCCTATATTTTTTATTGATTTTAATATCTTTTCTAATATCTCTACTTGCTCAGTACAGCAATCTGATTTATTTTGATTTGAAACTATATTTGCTCTACTTACTGTGGTTGTTCTTCCAGTAATTCTTGCTCCTGTTGTTGCTCCTCTTCCAGTTCTTCTTGTTGTTCCCGATCTATTAGAAATCGATGCCGAAGCCTTTGTGGGAGTAAAATCAAGAGGTATTTTTGGAACTACAATTTTACCACGAGGACCATTTTTCCAATGGCCCTTATCTCCATACTGTTTTTTAATCAGTAGTATTATAACTTTAATTACTTTTTCACAATGTTTTTGACGAATATCCGATAAAGACTGACCACTAACTTGTTTTATCCAATCTACAAATTCTTGTTCTTTTTTCGATTGTTTTTTTTTATTTCTTACAATATAACATGCTCTATCAAAATCAGATTCAAACTGAAGTTCTATATTCCACCAATTTAGCTTTGGAAATTGTAATTCATCCGGTAGGGAGTCATTAATAAATCTGTTTCCTCTAAGTAATTTTTTTAAATCACTTACTGGTTTAACATTAGTTAAATCAGATGATATTGCATTGTTTTCTAATCTATCATTTCCAGTTAAGAATCTTTTTAATCTTGCTTTGGGTTCAGGTACGGGAATTTTATTATCTGCTTCTTCTTTTTTTATATAAGCATTAATATATTCAATATAAGCCTTATGGATCTTATCGTTGAAGTATCCATCTAAAAATTTTTGATACTCTGTTTTGTCAAAAGATTTACTCAGAAACCATCTAGCAGCATAATATTTAAATTTTTCGTCACTAAGAGTCGAAGGCAGCAAATAGTAAAGAAACTTCTCTACTGCCTTCTTTTGGGTTGCATTTAAATTTAAATTATCCAGTGACCATTCTTTTACCATTTATATCCTTGGTTTTGCTTGTTTGGCTTTGGCTTCTTCTTCTTCTAAATGTTGATTTAACATTGTAATATAAATCTCTCTTTCCCAAGGAATAAGATTTTCGATATCACTTAATGAATATTTATGGAACTGCATCAGAGAGAAATTTAATTTATAATAATTCTCCAGATCCATATAATTCATGCTCATGAGAAAAAACTTGATAACCCTTCGAGCGTAACTTCAGATTCAACTTTTGTTTTGGGATTATTTACAGTTATTGTATGTGATAATTTTGGCATAGTCTCAAAGAATTTTTCAATTTGTTTAAATTGAGATGAATTCATTTGATCAAGGAAATCAGTCAATTCTTTCTTCGTTACGTCTGAATCTGACCAAACTTCTTCTTCAGTATAAATTTTACTTATACAATTTGCGATCATTTCAAATGATTGTTCAGTTACATTTTGATTTGAAAAGTCAAAATTATTTTTAATGAATTGATCCAAAGATGGATATTTCATTTCCATCATAATATTATCATCAATTTTGATTTTATTATTATGTTCTGGATTTTCAATAACTCGAATCGACTCGATATCAATTTTTACTGGAACCGTCGTTTCATTGTCATCGGGACAGATAATAGATACTTCTACTTCTTCTCCAACTGATTTTGCTCTGATATTAAGGAACAAGAATTCAATATCAAAAGTTGGCAAATTCTCAATCTTAATATCTTTTGTTTCTAAGCAATTTTTAATTACAGTTTTAATTGCATTTGTTATTTGCTTAGGATCTTCACTTTCCAATGCAAGTAGAAGTAGCTTTTCTTCTTTTACGAGAAATGGTCTGTATTTTATTGTTTCTTTTGTTGATGGTAACTCCAACTCAAATGTTGGTGCAATGATTTTAGGTAATGGCATATTCAATTAATAATATGATTATTGATTATTTAGTAGTCTTTTGTTAACCATAATAAAATTTATCTTTGGGGAGTAGAAAAGAAATTAAATACTTTTTGTGAAATTTCCGGTGGCTTAATGTTAAAATCGGTTTGAATATTTGGGTTTAGTTTTTCTACTGTCGCCTGATTACCAATGATATAACGAGAATATGTAAATCCGACAGTACAAGTCAAGACATTAGAACGTTCATAGCTAATAGGCATTGACGAAATATTAATTGGATAAGCATCAATGAAAGTATATCTCATTGATTTTTCCATACTATAATCACGATCAAATTTATCTACAATTAATGTTCCCCTATATGCCTCTGGGTAATTTACTTTATATGAATAATATGGAGTATCGCTTCCTGGTTTTTGTTCATCTACAATATATTGCATCCAATATTCAAAAAATTTAATCATATTATAATTGGAATCAACATAAAAAGTGAGATCCAATCGATCATCAAATGATCTTCTGTATGCCATTTTTTCTGTGACGCCAGTAAAATCATTTGAAACTTCATGAGTAAACAATGTAGATCCCGGTAAACTGGCAGATGAACAAGATAAAGTAGTCAATTCTTCATCATAATTAACTTGTCTGTTACCTTTGATCCACTTTACTGTATTATCATTTGGTATAACCACACACTCATAATGAGATGTCATGGCTGGAGTCAATAGAGTCCTCACAACATCAGACATTGATCTTGGTTTTGATGTGTGTTGAGCCATAAATAAACTGTATGTTATCTATTATTTAGCGTGCAAAAACGAGAAACAAAATATAATCAAGGGATCTATCGTCCCATGCATCCCGAAAAGTATGTTGGAAATCCAAACAATATTGTATTTCGATCCGACTGGGAAAGAAGATTTCTAAAATGGTGCGATAATGATCCAAATATATTAAAATATGCATCAGAAGAGATTGCTATTCCTTATTTTGATGCAAGCACAGGAAAGAACAGAAGATATTATCCAGACTTTATCATCGAAGTATTGGATAAAAATGGAGTCACGAAGAAATATATGATCGAGATAAAACCAAAACGACAGACTTTGATGCCAACACAAACTCCCAAAAAGAAAACAAAAACATGGCTGACAGAAATGGCAACTTATCAGAAAAATCAATGTAAGTGGACCGCTGCAAAACAGTTCTGCGATGGAAAAGGAATAGAGTTTATGATTGTAACCGAAGATGAACTAGGATTGAAATGAATATAAAACCATTAAGTAATGTTGCTCGTAGAATCTGGGGAATATTTTTAGAGTTAAAAGCAATATTTTCTAATGCAGGAAAGGCACAAGAAGATTCATTTAAAGTACAAGAAAAGCAAATAGAATTTGAAGAGAAAAAAATAGCGCAATACCCACAACAAAAAATTTATCTAGTCGAAGACATAAAGAAAAAAAAATTAAATTTACAGAAAGAAAAAGAAGAGTTCTACACGTTCAAAACTTTATTAGATAACATTCCACCAAATAAAACACCAGAATATTATTTTAATATTTTGACTAGAATTCTCTACAAAATGGGTAGAGAAGAATCAACCATGAGAATAGGCAAACTTTATACTTTTAAGTATGTTGCAACTACAGAGGGAAAATGGTACGATATGCATCCAGTCACTATAGTCACATCAAAGTTTGATAATGGATGGAGAGGATTGAATTATCATTGGGAAAGAAATCCGGAGTATATCGAAAATCCAATTCGAAGTTATGTATTTACTGGAGTAAGAAGTAGATTTTATAACATAGAAATGCATGAGTTAGAATATATACTTCAAGTGCCATCATTTCGTCCTATTTTTATAGGAAAACGATAAATAGATATAATATAAAAAATAAAAATGGCAGAAAGAACTAGACCTCCTGTTCCACCTGGATTTAATGAAAAAACATTTGATAGTGGAGTTTTTTTTGGTACTATTAAAGTTAAATATATTAATTCCCGGGGAACAAACATAGAAAGAGAGTTAACTGTAGTTAGAGACATTAATAAAGGAACTTTTCAATATGAATCTTATGATCTTGGAGTAACTTATGTATATGCAGTTGGAAATCCAGTTGCAGGATTGACATTCAATCCAGAAGATAATGCTACAGTTAAAACTTTTCTTAGTAATCCGGAACTAGTGGAAGCAATCAAAAGAGCATCAGAAAAAGATAAGCAAGAAACAAAAAATTTAGTCCTACAAAATAACACCCTTGATGCAAACGAGCAAAATAAAATTTTAAATTCACCATATTATCAAGGTGTAGCTACAAGTACACCAGCACAAAATACAGGAGGTCGAGTATTTTCAGTACAAGAATTAAGTAATTTAGAAATAAAAGCATCCAAAGAATCACAAAATTTTGGAATGATGCGATATCCACTAAACAGTGGAGGTACAAATTTAGATTATATAAAATTTGGAATATTTGAATCAGTTCCAAGCAAATTTGGTGGTTATCCAGACAAAGATGGAAAAATTCAAGGAAGAATAGCACAATTTACTAATAAAGAATATGCAAAATCAATAGGAACAATTTATTTACCTATCCAACCGAGCATAAATGATACAAATGCCGTAGATTGGGGAGAAGATACTATGGGATTATTGCAAATGACAGCGGCTAACATATCATTGGCAATTACCGGAGGAGGTGCAGCAACAATAGAAAATATAGCAGATCAGATTAGTCTTGAAGGTGCGGCAAATAGAGATGATATAATAAAGGCAACAAGAGCCCTAATCTCTGATACATTAGCCAAAAGTGGAAGTAATGTGGTTACTCGTGTGACTGGAGCAATGTTGAATCCAAACTTGGAACTATTATTCAAAGGTCCAAAGTTGAGACAATTCACTTATACAATTAAATTGACTCCTAGATCCCAAGCTGAAGGGAATATGGTAAGAAAGATTATACGTGCATTCAAACAAAATATGGCGCCTAGACTTGCAGCAAATAATTATTTTTTAAAAACACCAAACGTATTCAGTATTGATTATGTGTTAAATAATGAAGAAACAAACATTAAAGGTCTAAACAAAATAAAAAAATCAGCCCTGATGAGTTGCAGCGTAAATTATACTCCAGCAAATAACTACATGCCATTTAAGGATGGTACCATGACATCATATGAATTGATGTTACAGTTCCAAGAGTTACTGCCGATTTATGATGAGGATTACTTGGGTGAATTTGCAGATACAGAATTAAATACAAACTCAGCTAACGAAAAAATAACAATAGGTTACTGATATGACATCTTATTTTAGCACCATTCCAAACTTTGAATATGTAAGTCTTACCAAAGACGCAAAAATATCTGATTATGTCACCGCAAAAAATTTATTTAGAAAATCAATATTAAGAAGTGACATCTTTCAAAATTTAACTTTCTTTACTAAGTATAATGTTATTGGCGATGAAAGGCCAGATAATATTGCATATAAATTCTACGATGATGCAGAATTAGATTGGGTAGTTTTGCTATCAAATAACATTATCGATATCTACAGCGAATGGCCATACCCAGAAACTGCATTCAATAATTACCTACTTAAAAAATATGGAAGTTACGAAAACTTATATGGAATTCATCATAGAAAAACAATTGAAATAAGAGATTCAAGAAACTATTTGGTATTACCAGGAAATCAAATTATCAGTGATACCTGGGAAGCTCAAATTAGTTCAAATGTTGGCTATATCAATATAGATGGCCAGTTATATTATGAATATTATGATAACATGCTAAGACAATTAATTCGGGTTCCATCTGTAGATTTCATAGAAGAAGTTACCAACTATGATTATGAATTCGAATTGGAAGAAAAGAAAAGAAACATTTATCTTCTAAAATCAGAATATCTTGGTGTGATATTAAATGATGCAGAAAAATATAGTTATTATAAACCCGGTGGGGATCAATACGTCAATAAAAATCTAAAGAGAGCAGACAATATACGACTTTACCAATAAAAAAGGAGCCTTTCGGCTCCCCCTTTATCATGCATTTGCCAGTTCTTCGAAATAAGAATAGGCATCATCATTATCTTCGGAACTAGATTCCTTACTACGAGAGTAAGTATCTACAAGTTCTTTCATAATATCTTCTTCTCCAGTGTTGTTCTTGGCAAACATATTAGTGAGTTCTTCTTCTTGTTCAGCAACTGCGGAACCGCCTGAAGCACTTCTGGTACCAAGGACATAATCAAGACGCTTTTTAAACTCTTCTTCTGGCTTGAACTTATCTGGCGAAACTAGTTCCTGTAGGGAAAGTTCAGATTTCCAGATTTCTTCCAGCTTACTATCGTCACCACCGAGAAGTGGGGAGATTGCCTCAAAGTTACTATCATCATAATTAGGATATCCAGCAACTTGCTTGACACGAAGGCGGAAGTTTGCTCCTTTCCAAAAATCAAAGACTTCAATTGGAGTATCATCTTCAAATTCTGGCTTCATCGCTGCTTTGATTTTATCAAAAATCTTTGCGCCATAACGGAAGAGCATTACTTTACCTTCAAGTTCTGGGTTTGAGGGATTACTAACAACATAAATGTTTGAGTAATAGCTCAGTTTACGCTTGCGAGTACGAGCAATATCTTTATCAGAATCAAATCCTGAGTTCCATAGTTCACTGTTTCGTGAGCAAAGCTCACAGTCCTTACCTAAAGTGGTAGGGCAATTTTCAATGAACCATTTGCCATTGTGCTGAAACCCATGATTGTATAGTTTCACGAATGGAATATCTTCGCCAGGAGGAGAAGAGAGAAAACGAATTACAGCACGACCATTGCCAGCTTTATCGGTTTCTAGTTTAAATACGTTTTGATTTTCTACATTTGGAGCACCGCCCAGTTTCTCTGCTTCTTTAAGAAGCTTTTCTGTAAGTGCGCCAAGTGAAGACTGCTTTTTAAGATCGCTAAAGTTCATTTGTTTTACGGTAGATACGGTTGATTTTAATTGGCGGCTTAAAGGTTCCAAAGCCTAGGATTAAAGTGATTGTTCCAGTTCTTCTAGATAATCTTCCATTGAATTGTAAATATTCATTACGGAATCATTTTCGGGAAAAATACAAGAAACACCAATGTCAAAATTTTTCTTATATTTTTTTGCTTCTGGATCATCAGAAAGACTTAGCCTGGTATAAACAATTTTTTGCTTGGTAATTAACTCTCTGAGTTCTGCAATTTCTTCTTTTGTATCTAATTTAGAACTCATCATTTTAGAAATAAGTTCATCTTCTAATTTAAACAGGTCCTCAAATTCTTTTTTTACAATATCAGATTCAAAGTAGCTCATAATAATATTTTTCGTATAATGTTTTTGTATTTTTGTGGTTCTACTTTTAGCAGTAGAGAATATTTCTTTATCTTATTTGAATTCAATTCCCAAACTGGATCTAACAATACAGGATCAAATTTATCAGTAATGTGAAGTATTTTATCTAGTATTACTAATGTCTCTAAAGATAAATTTTTTATTAGGTATTCTTTGAATATCTGTGGGTGTTTATTTCCTTTTACTTCTATAAAGTCAAGAAAATTTTTACCCTCAAATACAGCCCTCAATTCTTGCTCAAAGATATAAGACAAAGATTGAATTCTTTTTTGCCATTCGGCGTAATTGGTATTTCCATCTCGTATAATATCACCTATCCATAATTTAGATGGGTCATCGAGAGAAGTAAAATTAGAAACAAAAAAATCAATAATCTCGTTATCTTTTTTCTGAGTGGACAATCGTTCAAAGAATAATCTATCTTTACGTTTATTGAAAGAAGATACTGATGCTTTTACTTTACCATTATATTTTGAAAAGTCATAACTTGGTTGAGAAAAATGAAGTTTCAATCCAAGATAGGTTTTGTATGCTTCAAATCCATTCACAGCATTAGCTTTGCAGTAGATGTCTTCTTAAGAAAGTTTAATTCTGTAGCATCAAATTTTAATTTTTCTTTGAGTGGTTTAGTAATCAATTTTGATACTGATTCAATGTCAATATTATTTTCATCACAATATTCTACAATTGCTGTGATATAATTTTGACCTGGGTTTTCTTTTACTTTTGCTTCAATTTGTTGTGCAAATTTATCTGGACAAAGAAACTTTTTCTTTAATTCTATTTCAAGCTCGTTTGAGTTGTTCATATTCTTTAAGTTTATCTAAGGTAAATTTTTCAACATACTGGACTAATAGTGAGATGTATTTTTTAAGATCTTTTTCGATGTAAACCTCAAGTTCTCCATTTTCACATGCCATAATAATCACAATTTGATTAATTCTTTTTCCGGTAAGCTCTGCATACATGAATGCGTATGCTGCAGCTTGAACAAAATAATTCTCAATCCATTTTCTTGGCTTTGGTTTTTCTGAACTCTTAAAGTCGATTACAGATAGTTCACCACCATATTCTGCAATACAATCGACAGTACCGGCAATGCTGAAATATTCACTATACATGGATTTTTCTAATGCATGTATATTATCAATTTTATCAAGTGCTGGTCTAGCTACATCAAATAATAATTGAGGTAGTGGAGCGACGATAGGACGATTTGTGTTGCTTAGATAATGCTCTGCCAGAGTATGCATTGCTGTTCCTCTGGCAGTAGCAAATTTGGTGACTAAATTTGCTTTTTCGTCGCCAACTCGTTCTCTCCATTCTATAAATTTTTCTTTATTAAAATGAGAAGTGACTGAAGTAACAGAGACAAATTTTCTAAGTTCTTTTTCGCCCTCCTCATCTTTTGATGGAATTACATAATATCTAATTCCATCAATAGTTTCACGTTTTAGGTTTGGTAATTCTACATCAATATGAGTAAATTTCTTTTTATTCTTTTGCTCAATTTTTTCATTCCATTTTTCAATTAGGGGGTTTGTCATATCAGCACCTCACTCCAGTAATCATAGCATAGATCGGATCCCTTGTCAACCCCCCATTCAAAAATTATAATTAAGAAGCATTTTCTACCTGATATTTGGTTAATAGATACTCACGAACAAATCCAGAGCGAACAACATCATCTACACCAAATTCAATAATATTAAAAGATTTCATTTTTCTTAATATTTTCATGAATTCTATAATACCATTTCTTTCATTACTTTTGATTAAATCCGATTGAGAAGCATCACCACAGAACATAATTTTAGAGTTTTCTCCTACACGGGTAACAATAGAATCGAGTTCATGAAAATTTAAATTGGCAAATTCATCTACGATAATAATTGCATCATCAATAGTGACGCCACGAATAAAAGAAGTACTCCAAAAACTAATAGTTCCTTGCTCTTTTAGTTTACCATAAAGCATTTCGTATTCTTCTTCACTTTGCATATTAAACATGTATCGCATCATGTTCTTATATGGTATTTGATATAATGATGCCTTATCTTCATGATCACCAGGAAGGAAACCTATTTCTCTAGTTGGAACCAAAGAACGAACAATATATATTTTTTGGTAGGGTGTTCTCTCATCCATAACTTCCTTAAGGGCCTTGTACAATACCATGAAAGTTTTTCCCGTACCAGCCATACCATAAGCAACTATATTCTGTTGCAAATCATAGTGTTTGCACAATAATTCTTGATTGTCGGTAAGTGGCTCAATTTCTTTTAAAAGACCAGAATTAATTGGTCTCTTTCTTTTCATTTGTCTGGAGCTAGTTCCAGCAAAGAATTGTTGATTGTTGCTCGATTCCCTTCTTTTTCTTGTCATAGAAATTTTTTTTAAAGTTTAGATTTGCTTCCGCCCGATTTTGATGCTTTGTTTACAATTTCTTTCCACCCTGGATGTTTGGCATCTAGCTTGTCACGCCATTCTCCCGTTTCTGCGGGAGTAGCGCAACCTTGAGACCAATCACGAATCCATGGATTGTTATTTTTATACCATTCCATGATTTCATGAACACTCATTTCAATTACTTTTTTTTCTCCAGTTTCTGGATTATAAATTGGATATATTGCCATAAAGATTAATGATATGTGTGATTATTTAGATCAAGGTGAGAGACGTGCTTTATGCAATCTTTTTTCTTCATAATATTTCCAAACATTAGGAGCCCACCTTTCAACAAGAGGGGACATTTGTTCGCAAAATGCTTGTATTTCCAATTGAGCATCTAGTTTTGCTCTGAGATCCATAAGATGTAGCACTGAACGAAGATTAAAAGAGACCACAAAATTTTGACGAATCGCTTGCACCAGATAATCACGAATATGCTCTTCGCACATACCCTTTTCATATTTCACAGCATACCGCTTACAACCTTCAACAATAAACTTCAGTTCATCCTCATAATCTTCTTGTGTCCAATCATACTTTTTACCAGTACGATTTACATAGAAACCTGGAGGACGAACATAGAAAACATCTTCTGGCTTTAATTGTTCATTTGCAACTTTTACTACTCGTTTTCCAGTGTATCTTTGCGATTGAACATCAAAGCTAATGCCCACTCTATGCGTCCTTGCTTGCACCATTACGCTGTGAACGTACCCAGACACAGAAAAGGTAATTCCTGGGTGTTCTAGAGGCCCCCAGTGGCCTTTGTCGTTGCTCAGAAGTTGCTCCACAATCCATTCACCACATTTTGTAGCAGTTGGAATGTTTTGTTCGTGAATGGGAATCTCAGAGTAATCATTTTTACCTGCTTGATAAATGACTTGCTCAGGAATTGGATAACATTGAAGCATCACAACTTGAAGATTTTTATCAAGTTCTAAAAGATCTTTTGCTTTAACTGGCCTCATTCTAATTGCCCCCAAGAAGGTTTTTCTAGTTTACGAAGTAATTTTAATTCTTTATATAATTCTTTAATTTCTTGATACGCTTGTTCTGGTGAAATTTTATTTGTAATTTCTAATCCAGCAATAAGACCAACTTTATCGCCAAATCTGGCAAGTGATCGTTCAAATTGAGACAAATCATCGTACATAATTATTCATTCTCCAAATATTCTGGTTCGTATGTATCTTCTATTTTTGCAACAAAATCTTCTAATTTTATTTCCAAGATATTATTTTTTCTCATTTCTTCCGATGAACCAATTACATCATCATCATCATTAGATTCTCCGATCAAAGTTTTTATTACATCAATCGAACTTTGTATTGATTTTATCTGATGATCAATTGAAATCAATACTTGTTTTAAAATTTTTTCGTTCATGGATTATCTTCTATCCTCTTTTTTCACTAAAAACCTTACCATATTCAATAACAATATAACCTCTATAAAGTGAATGTTCTTTCATCTTTCTATATACTCTAACTTATATCTCTGTGGATGTAATTGTGATATAATAATATCACATCCTATTCTAGAATTGCAATCTCCACAGGTATAACAATCTATGGCAGCCTTACCTTCTTCGGGCCAAGTATGAATTGAAAAATGGCTTTCCGCAAGAAGAGATAAAACAGTACATCCTTGAGGTTCAAACTTTTTTGAAATTGTTTGAATTACTGTTGCACCACTAGCAATCGCAGCATTCTCTAATAAATCTAAAAGAAATTGCTCATCGTCTAAAAGAGCAAATGAGCAACCATATAAGTTAAGTAAGTAATGCTTTCCCATTATTATTCTGTTGGTGGATAGTCTTGAATTAAATTATTAACGATGGTTTCTGAATTGTCCATCTTTTTGATATCATAGTAAGAAGATGACATATATTTTTTGATTTTTTTATACTTCTTTAAAAGTGTGTCTACTTCATCTTTATTGATGATTACTTTTGCAAATCCGCTCATTTCTTTTTCTTTTTATCTGGTGACTTGTAATTCCATAACTTTGGATTTGTTCTTCCATATCCAAAATCAATTTTTTGAACTGAGTTTGGACCAAACTTATCATAGTATAGATCAAAGATATCTACTCTTTTATTACCTCTACAAACATCCATATGAAGTTCATTATTTACTTTATAATAAACTAGATATCCGTCATTGGGCAAAGAAGAGTCTTTTGCTTGTTGGATACTTGTCGAAGAATATATTAGTTCACATCCATACTTCATAGGAAGATCTTTTTTTTCTTCGTTAGTCCAATGTGACATTGTTTTCTCCGTAGATATACTCAAGAGCGACCTCCCCAAACGATATCTGGGTATGCATCACCAACAATAGTCTTTGTAATTTTATACTTAGATTGAAGTAGTTTATCCTTTACCAAAATTATAATTTCTGCTTCTTTGGCATGAAGTCCTTCTAGAAGATTGATAAATATGGTTTCTCTACGAATCTTTGATAGACTATCATTTCCGCCTCGAATAAAATTATAAAAAAGACCAACTTCATTTCTCAATGTTGTCTGCTTTTCCGATACATAAGTATCCACTTTTTGTGGTGTATTTAATTGCTTTTCGATACTGGTTGATAGATCATCATTTCCAGGTGTCTGTTCTTTAACACTAGAATATGGAACTGCTCCAGTTGGCAAAATAGAAATTACAGTATCATCAAAATTCCAAATAAGCAATGAAACCAATGCTGGATTTCGATATTTCTGTAGGAGTTCTACCTTCTTATCATTTGTTGCTTGTCGTGAAACCAATTCCAGAATTTCATATTGAAATGGATTGGGCTGAAGTTCTATGTTTTCTTCTTGTACTTGTGCCACTGGGTTTGGTTTAGTGGCACTTTTCCTTTTCACTGTCGTCTTTGTTGTTGCAATAGTCATAATATTTAAAAATTTAAAATGATTATATTTTTATTTAGCTCATAGATTGAAGTATTTTTATCAGTCGTCGTCATCATCATCTTCGTCTTCATATTCATCATCATCAAAATAATCTGGACTAAAAGATACTGCAACTATTTCATCTGGTAATATGTTTCCGTTCTTATCGAACATTTCTGGGTGCAAATATGGAGGTTTGTTTTCCAGCAAGTGCTGATTGGCTAACCACCCGACAATTCCACCAACCACAAAGAACAATAAAGTTAATAATATAGTTATCATTAATATTGCTGAATTTAACATTTTTTTCTCCTAAGAATTTCTTTTTTTTATTTGAAATTCAATATGAAAATGAAACTCTCTATTAAAAAAGGTAACCATTTTCCCAAAATTAAAAAAGAATAAACTTGGTTCCTCCTTTTTTCTTTTGTTTCGTTGTCGGAGCATTAACTCCACACCTTTATTTAGATTCAACCTTCTTTCGTCTTCCTGGTCGTTTATCATAGATATATTTTTCTGCGTCGCTTATAATTTGAGATAGGTAATTGCGAATTTTTCTTGCATAAGGTTTGGGAAGATGTCCATATGCCTCTCTGAACATTTTATGTAGGTCATCTTGACCTCCTTTTAAATATTCATCCAGTTCTTCTATTTGTTCCTTTATGTTACTTGCAGTTGAACTATTCAAGAATGATTTTGCATCATTTCTAGTTGCGTCCTTTCCCTTTAAGTATTGATAAAAATTGATTACAAATTTATTGTCGTTAAATGCATAATCAATTGCCAGTTCGACATCACTACAATATTGGTCCACTATACCATTCCCTGCTCTCGTAGATATTTGACCGTATCTGTACATCCACCTAGATTTGTTTCTCCCATAACAACTTGAGGGAATGTACTTCCATTTCCAAATTGTGAGTAAAATTGTTCTCTGGTAAAATGTTCATCCAAAGTATAAACAACATGTTCGAAATTTTTAATTTCCATTACTTGCTTAATTTGATTGCAATATGGGCAACCTTGTTTGGAATAAATTGTAAATTTCATAATAATTAATAATTAGTTGGATTTGTAAACGTAGACCTATTTCCTCTTCCTTCGATAGATTTAACAAATAACTCAGTAAATCTTTCCATTTCATCTGGAACTACACTTGATGGGCTATAATTGATTGCGTTTTTAATACTTACAAGTTCATCCCACTCTTCTTGGGTTAATTTCATATTTTTAACTAGATGCAAAATATTTATTATAGATGAAATCACATAAACATAGACCCATTGCCATTCATAAACTTTTTCATAAACTGATCTTGCATCTTTTGTTCAAATTCTTTTTTAGTTTCAATTTTTTCTAGATTATCAATATCTTTAATAATTTTAGAAATGTAAATTACGACATCTGGATTTTCATTCCTAGCTGCAGCAACTAGGGCAGAACGAAGATTTGATTTTGCTTCATCTAGATAATCATTTACCATCGAAGAAATAGTCATAGTTTTTTGTGAGTATTCGATTTACATTAATAGTATAACAAAAATTAAACCCAAGTTGGGGTTTAATGTACCAGTTCATCAACTGGCATATCCCTGGCAAAGTATGCCATATCTTCATGGTGTCGATCTAAAATTGCGGACGCCAACTCAATAAAAATATTCATATTGGATTGAATATTTTCCTCACTATCTTCATAATTATTAGTGATCGCTAAAACTAATGCTTGAGAAGGAATCTGTGCCATCAACAGAGAAAGAGCAGCAATGATGTAAGTAGCAGAATAGTGTGCCATTGATTCATTTCTCATGGCAAGAATTACATCAAAACTACTCACATCATTCTCTTCGTTGTCCTCTTCTCCTTCTACCATTAATTTGTCTTCATCTGCACCATATGCAACCAATGCTCCCATACCACAAAACCAAATTAATTCAAAAATTAGTTGGTTTTGTTCATCTGGTGACATGATAATCAGCTCTTCCTTGGTCGGAACAGTTCCATTTTTAATTTGATCTAAAATGTTATCAGAAACAAAATCTAATTCGACATCACTTGGGATACATTCGGGTAGGGAATGCCGATACATTAAACATTCAATGTAACGTAAAGTAAAATCTGTGCATTCTTCTCCTTCTTTTTTGATCTCATTTATCCTAGATTGGAGAGAAGATAGGTCTGAAAAATTAATTTCATCATTCATAATAAAAATTCCTTTTTTTAGTTTTTGTTTTCAAATTCTTTTTGCAATTCCCTTGCGATCTTATCATATTTAAATTTCATAATAAGATTGGTGATAGGATTTCTGGGGTGGAATCTGACCATCCATATAAATTTTTCAAATGTGACTTTAGCAATATTTAGTTGAATCGTGATGTAATCTAATACATTTTGATCTACTGCTGCCATGTACAATATGATGCCCAAAAATAAGCAAAGTAAGTAATACGGTGTCATTAGTTTTAAAATAAATTAATCTCGTTTAAGCCACTCATCGTTATCATTACGAAAAAAATCCGCAAGATCATCTGGTGACATTGGACCCGATTTATAAGTTGATGGATCTGGGTTACCTAAATCCATTGCCTGAAGTAGCTCATCTAGGCTTCCTGGTTCTCCTTTCCCTTGAATAGAAATTCGCCGTGCCTTTCTGAGTATCTCTGCTGCGGATCTATTTGATTTTGCCCACTTTTCTGCTAGAATCATTTCTTCTAGACTAACAGTTTGTTGGTTTTCTATTTTATTTGCAATCTCTTGCAACATCAGTCTGATTTTAGTTGAGAGCATAAGTTTGTATTAGATTGTTTTAGTATAGCACAATAATTTGATCATGCCACAAACACTGTGCCAATTCCTGTACTGGCTCTATGTTTCTGAATAAATTTATCCGCTTGTTTTTGTGTATTCACAACTTCAAGTTGTTTTCCATTGTGAATGATCATTAATTGTTTTTTTCCAAATGGAACTGCTGCATAAAAATCTTGAGTAATAAAACCTTTCATATAATTATCATCATTACTGGAACTAATATTGTACAAATTGAAATTAATAATGCCAATACTTCGTTAAGTATTGGCATCATACTACCATCTTTTTCTTTCATAAAATAAAAATAATTTTATCTATTTATTAGCAATATCTAACTTCATCAATTAATTTATATTTTAATGCCGTTTCTATCATTTCATGAGAATATGAATTTTCTTTTGGTGGAGAAGAAAAATAAACCACATAATATGATGCTGGATCATTAAACTTTAACAATGCTCCATTGCAAATTGCTTTTTTAACACTATCAGTTCTTTGTGCCCCAGGTCTTTTAATTCCCCCTGCCTTTCCACCCTTAGCTTCAATTAATTCTATTTTATTATTATCAGTTGATTTTGCAATAAAATCTAACTCAACTCCAATTCCTTTAATGTGTATATTTTTTCCTGTGATCTGAAGATCTCTTGATATAATGTCATTCTCGACAATTAATTCAAATTCATCACCAGATTTTTTACTTTCTGATTGAAAACTATTCATATATTTTATCTAACTTATCGTTTTACTTTGATGGTTTTCATCAAACCATCTTCATTTTATCACACCTTTTTTATTTGTCAAGCCCTGGGATCTTTCTGGTTTCCATGTACTGACCACAAAGAAATGGAGAAGTTGAGTCATCCTCAAATCCCAGAGTTTGTCGGAGACGAATCGTATCGTTTTCAATCAATCGAATCTCTTCTCGAAATCTCATTTTAGAATAACAAGTTTCAAAAACTACACAATCATCATCTACCATATTGACTGAACATACAGTAGAATCTTCTGTCATATACCCCACACTTCTTTGGAGTTCTTCTTCAGTTCCAATGGTAATCATCTTGCCGTGCGATACTACCTTATCTTTTTCATTATGAGTTTTCCAGGATAGATCTACCTGAAAATTTTCTTTATTTTCACTAACAAATTCAACTAGCAAATCACTTCTTAAATTTGAAATTTGATTTGTTTTTGGGTACAAATATCGACGATAGGAATTCCATTCTCCGGCGGATCGTCTCATAAAGTTACGAAATTGCGTCATAAGTTTAATTATCTTTTTTAATATGATTATGTTTGTTTGCACATGCCTTTCTTCCCCAGGCACGACTTAAACTATCTATATGAGAACATATCTTCTTTATTTTTCCACAATAAGGACATTTTGAATTCAATGGGTCATTTACAAATGGATTGTATGTTACTTTTCTTGATTTCTTTAGATTTTCGGATTGTTTTCTTTTTCTATGATTCATTTTCTTTATCCCGAGAAATCTTCGATTTCCAGTACAATGCAGGTGGAACATAATCTTTATGTGGTCGATAAAGATTTGGCCAAGTATCTCGGATGATTTCTGCAAGTTTATCTGGAGTTTCCGATGTAATCATTTTATCCAACTTTTATAAATGTTCTTGGGTGAGCGACATTATGAAATTGTAATGAGCAAATCAGAATGCCTTTCTGATCTCATCACGTAGTTCAGTTGCTGAAGTATAATTAGTTCCGGCAGTAGCGATGATTGCTTGAGTTCCACGGCACCAAACAACTGCCCTAATGCTACCCAATGTTCCCCACTGAGAATTACTATCTGGTTCTGACATATTTTTAGCGCCAAGTTCCAGGAACTTTGAATGTGCTCGACTGCGACAATGAATTGCAGATGGAACATCATTAGATGCAAGTGAAATTGTAGGTGGTCCATCATAACTAGATACGAGACCAAATACTGCAGAAGATTTTTTGGTAAGCGGAGTAATCTGAATTTCTTCCGAAAAAGCAGGCATCGTAGTCAATACAACGGCAGTAGCAACAAGAATTGATTTAATCATTTTTTTAGAGTAAAAATTACTAATAGTAGTATATATGAAAATTTTTCAATAGTCAAGTCCTTATGTGACAGTTTTTTATGTGTCCTACAGAATAGACATTATGAAGAGGAACACTCCGAAGAGTTGGAAGAAGATGAGAATTCCCAGCATGTTAATTTAGTATCTTGTTCCTTGGTATTTACACTTTCTACAAAAGACGGCAAATTGTGGAGGATATGATGCAAGTGCCATCATATTATTTACATCAAATAATTCACTTCCACAATTTGGACAGGCAATGCCATTTCCTTGTGTTTCGTAAATTGTGAGTTTTTGTTTATTATGTTCTTCTAGTGTGATGAGTGGTTTAGTCATAATGTTTTGCTTCCTTGTGAGTATTATAGTGGGGTTGGGGTCTTATGTCAATGGGGGGTTGTGTTTGTTTAGATATTTGATCATTTCTTCCAAAAGATTTGTATTATCTTTCACTTGTCCCAATACTATATTACAATTTCTACAAAGTAATTCACGAACTTTTCCTGTCTTATGGTCGTGATCTACGCAAAGTTTTTTCCATTTTCCATCACCATCTCCTTTACAAATAGCACAAAGACCATTTTGTTCCTCATACATTTGTGTATGTTCATCAAGAGTAATGCCATAAAGTCTTTTTAGGTCATTATTTCTTGTGCGTTCTGGATTGTCTTTGTGTCTTTTTTTTACCCGTTTTCCAGTGCAGATTTTACATTCAGAATGTCTTCTATTCAATTTTTTATTTCTTACATAAAAGTCAGTGGAAAGTTTTTCTTCACCACAAGTCATACAAGTTCTATAAAGATCGGAGTATAGTTTAGTCATTCGTGTTTCCTTTCGTGCTTAATTATTTATACAAAAAAGGAACTCCGAAGAGTTCCCCATTGTTATATCAACCGATGGTTGGTGCAGTGAGAGCAACAGGTGTTACTTCTGCACTAGCAAGATCCAAAGGAAAATTATGGGCATTCTTTTATTCCTTTGGTTATCTGGTATTACTACCAGGATTGGACTATATCATCACCATTTCTGGTGTCGGACGCTCGTGCCTGTTATTAAGAAGACTGAACTTCTCAGGTAGTCTCTGAACCTTTCCTAGATGTATCTAGGACTTGGATGCTGATTGCCCACTTGGGGTTTCCAGCAATTCATCCGATTTAAAGAGCGCAATACCCAAATCTACGCTCGTGTTGCACTTCAAACCCAAGGTTTGCCCTATTGAGCATATCTGCCCAAGTAGGAATTGGACGACCTTGGTTATCCAGAATTGATTCATTAAAATTCAGACCGTTTAGATTAAAAGAAGACACTGCGATTCCCATAGCAGCACACCAGATACCCACAACGGGCCAAGCAGCAAGGAAGAAGTGAAGACTGCGGGAGTTATTAAAGGATGCATATTGGAAAATAAGACGACCAAAATAACCGTGTGCAGCAACGATGTTGTATGTCTCTTCTTCTTGACCGAACTTATAACCATAATTTTGGGATTCGGTTTCGGTTGTTTCACGAACCAGTGATGAGGTTACGAGGGAACCCCTATTGTACCTTATTTTCATAAGGAGTGGACTATATCATCAACCTATTTTTATTAGGTTGTCGGGCACTTAAACCTGTTATTAAGGGAACTATATCCCTCAGGTAGTCTCTGAACCTTTCTCAGATGTATCTGAGACTTGGATGCTGATTGCCTTATCCATAAAGGACTTAGGGTTCCAGCAGTTCACCCGATTTTCACTTACTGATTACTCAGCAAGGGCACAGTTCCCTATGCATTGCGGAGAAAAGACTTCCTCCAAAAACACCTGCGACACCCAACATATGAAACGGATTCATAAGAATATTATGTTCTGCCTGAACACTTTACCCCAGACTTTCGTAAGGGAGTGGACTATATCATCACCCCATAATGGGGGCAGGGAGCTTATTCTGGTTATTAAGAGGACTAAACCTCTCCAGTAGTCTCTGAACCTTTTGGAGGTGTACCTCCAACTTGGATGCTGATTTCCATATTATACTGTTCTTTCAAAAATTGAATAAATTGTTCTTTTGTATTATTACCGTATCCCCATTTATCGTGAAATTCTTTATGAATTTGTTTTGTTAAAACAATTCCATTAGTAATATCATATCTTAAATCTGGATATGCGTTCCAACCATATAAATGGTGGACTACTAAATCTTTTTTAGACCCAGTGACGCAACAATAACGTCCAACTCTTTCCCTGACGGCGTTTATCCAAATATAATAATCTGTTGAGGGATTATGTAAATCTCTACTTGGTGTTCCTTTGAAGGCTGGATGGTTTTTTCCACATACACCCTTTAAAGAACCTTTTCGTCCAGTTGCCTTTTTACTTAATTTTTGTCTAGTTTGCGAAGAAACTAGTTTATTGGTATGCAATTCAGAAATTCTTTTCTTTTTGCAATGTGGGCAACCAGTTTTAGGTGAGTTTTTATAAGACGCTAAAGATGTTTCAAATTCATTATTGCAAGTAAAACAGAAAAATTTTATTTTACTTTTAATGCAAGTATACCCTTCCATAGAAATTAATTTATGATTTCTAGATTCGGCTATATTTTGAATATGTTCAAAAGAAAGTGGTTTACTCATTTAATATTATGCTAACTTATTTTTATTTATACTAGCACAATATTGAAAGAATACAATATAACTTAGGGTTCCAGCAGTTCACCCTGTTTAGCCAAGGAAATTACTTTCCAGGAGTGCCTCAAACTGACACTAGCATAAAATTAAAGGTTCCACTGATAGAAAGTGGCATACCATCACTAAAACTTCCTTGACCAAAAGGATAAATCAAAAATACAGCAGTAGCAGCAATAGCAGGAGCACTATATGCAACTGCAATCCAAGGACGCATACCCAGACGATATGAGAGTTCCCATTCACGACCAAGATAGCACCAAACACCAATGAGGAAATGGAATACTACTGCTTGGTATGCCCAACCATTATAGAGTGCTTCATCGATAGAAGATGCATCCCAAAGATTATAAAGGTGAAGACCAATAGCATTAGAACTTGGAACAACAGCACCAGAGATGATGTTATTTCCCCACATAAGAGATCCAGCAACTGGTTCCCTAATACCGTCAATATCGACAGGTGGATTTGCAATAAATGCAATAACAAATACGGAAGTAGCAACGAGAAGGCAAGGAAGCATAAGAACACCAAACCACCCCACATAAAGACGATTGTTCGTTGATGTCACCCAGGAACAGAACTGTTCCCAGACGTTTTCGCCTGAACGGCGTGTAGCAATTGTAGCAGTCATTTTTTCGTTAAAGGGTAAATAAGAATTCAGGGGGAACTGAACAGTTACAGTATATCCTACACCACCCTCCAGTGTAGGCATGAGAGACGGATTTTACTTGCCCATTAGTCTCGGTCGGACAAGAACAACGTCAGGGGTTCCTGATTTGTTGATGTATTTATAGTAACAGATTATGATGGATCTGTCAAGGTTTATGTGTCAGTTGATCAAGTGGCACAAGAAGTCAAGTACGCCAGAACATTAGCAGGAGTCGTAACCTCATAAGGATCAGTATCGGCATTATCACGAATACCATCCTCAACAAACATTTCTTCGATCATACCATCTTTTACGACAGCAGCATATCGCCAAGAGCGATACCCAAAACCAAGATTTGATTTATCAACAAACATTCCCATTTCGCCAGTAAATTCTCCATTACCATCAGGAATGAGTTTTACGTTCTGAATATTTTGGTCATTTGTCCAGGCATTCATTACAAATCCATCATTCACAGAGATGCAATAAATCTCATCAATACCAAGTGCCCTGAATTCATCATACTTCTCTTCAAAACCAGGAAGTTGATATGCAGAGCAAGTAGGAGTGAATGCACCAGGAAGAGAGAAAATTACAACACGCTTTCCCGCAAAAAGTTCCAATACACTACGAGTTACAAATTCCCCATTCTCACGAAATACAAATTTAGTGTTGGGAATGTCTTGTCCTTTGGTTTTCATAATAATCAAATAAAGTTGACTTCTTAAGAATACCATCATAATTCATTTTTGTCAAGGGGTTCAGTTGATCAAGTGGCACAGCATAAAAAAGAGGGTCGGTTGGACCCTCTTTTCATTTTAGTTAAAACTTATTTCAGAAAGTACCCCCACCTCTTTTTTTGATTGATGGATAACCATCCTCATGATCTTTATTTGCTTGATAGCGTGATCTCACTACATTGCCAGATCCTCCAGTATCACCTCTAAGATGTCTTCCTGCTTTATGAGATGCTTGTCTATTTGCGGTCATTCCTTTGTGTGCTTTATTTAGGAGTGGATCGCTGTTGTCACCTCTACCTTTTTTGGTTGTTTTATAAAATATGGGTCTATCTGTATGTTGATTGAGATTTCTCGCTCTTTCACGTTCTCTCGGAGAATATCCGAGTTCTCTTTCTGCTCGATTTGCCTCATCAATAACTTCTTCACAAATATCATCAATCCAATCCTCGCTCATGTTCGTCATAATTACGGTTGCTGATTGTTCAGTATCAGCATAACCTTCATCGAGAAGATAGTCGAAGATTAGATCGTAGAGATCTACTTGTTCATGAAATCCATATTTTTCGATGTCTGCTCTTGCATCGTCTCTTGCTTGCCGTGCTTTTGCTTGTCTATAAGGACCAGATTGTGTTCTATTTTGTCTTGCTGCTCTTGTAGACGCTTGTGCCCAACCAGGATTACTCAACATTTTGGAAATATTACTAAGAAGATCACCTCTTTTCCCACCAAGTCTTTTTGCTTGTCTTTGAATCTTTCCATGATCCATCCCCTGGTATCCTTCATCAAAAACTTCATCATCGAGATCATAATAAACATCCAAATATGCTTCTTGTAAATTGTACATAGTAATTATTACTTTTTCTATTATTTATGTAAAAAAAACTCCATACTCCAATATCTGGAAGTTCAAGAGATTATCTGCTAACTTCTTCCCAGTCCATAGAAGCAAAAACATCAGCACCGTTAGTATTACTTGCTGCAACGACGGAAAGTTCATAAGGAGTTCCAGTTAATCCATTTCTTTCTAATTGAAACTTAAATAATGCTTCTTTGAGAATATCTACAGGTGTAGAACCCTGATTAGAACCATTAATAAAACCAGATGCTAATACTCTTCCACCAGTATAAGTTCCACCATCAAGTTTATATTCAACTGCACTATCAGCACCAGCATCTACCCAAGTTCCTCCATTAGAAGTTCCACTTGCTCTGACTTGCCAATTATAGTTTGCATTATTAGTAACACCCATAATAGAAAGAGCAGTCAAAATTACAATTGCATCCAAACGATTTGGAGTTGTTTTTAATCTAATTGAAACAAGTGTATAGTATGTGCCTGCGGTTGTTAAATCTACTGGTGTTCCTATTTCCGTTGCTGCTGCCTGTTGCAATCCACGAAGTTCATAACCACCTTCTGAGATTACAGTAGAACAAATCTGTTTAAGAACACTTGGACTTGTTGTGATTCCAGTATTTGCAATCTCATATCTTAATGGTAATGATGCTGTAGTAATATAAGTTGATTGAATTCTATTTGCATGATGGAATGAATGACAATGAACAAATTGTCCGTCAATTACAAAGCCAACTCTTACGGTTCCGACTCCCAACCACTCAATATCCATCCAGAAGATTTGTGCCTGAGAAGTATCTAATGTATACCCAGAAGGCCCAGTTCCGTCCATCTTGTCGTATAGCCATTGTGATTGTGGAACATGAGTTTCAGACATCATTCCAGATACAATACTTCTTTCAATGAAGTTAACTGTATTTCCATCAACCTCAAAATAAATTCCATTATCTGCACCAAAGTATCCAACTCTCTGACGCAGATTTGTCTTTTGTGGATTCATTACAAAGGTATTCATCACTTCCAGAGATTTTCCTGGCTGGTATGAGAATACCTTTGTTGTTTCCCTAATAACAGAACAACCAGCAGTAGTTCCAATACCAATCTGCACTAATCCTTGTGTCGTTACAAATCCAACCGTTGATCCTGTTCCCACAATCAAACTATTCCACAGATTATTATCTCTATATCTGTGAGACGAATCAAAAAGTGTAAGAGGTTGTGAAATTCTTAAACGACCAAATGCATCATGTTGGTCTAAACTTGGTTGATATAAATGTGACATTAGACTACCCTCCAACCGTTTCTATAAACAAAAGTAAGTGAACCATAATCAAAAGCAAGAATTGCTCTATCTCTACCATCAATCAGATCAGATCCAGATGGAAGTATTGTTATATATCTATTCGTTCCCTTGGATGCTTGTCCAAGTTCATCTTTTACTATGTAACATGAACCATCATCAATACCATTCGGAAGAGTGATTGTAACTGCTCCTGGATAATTAACTCCAATATAATAGTCATTTTGCGTAATCGTATATGATGATGAAGTTATATAAGTCGTGGCATAAGAGACTGGACCACCTCCTCCAGCATTAGAACCAACCCATTTTCCAATTGCTGCATTATATTTTAAAAATTTATTATTTACCTTAACAGAATTTCTATCAACATCATCTAAGAACTCAAGACGAGTTTCGCCTCCACCACCAAGAGTGGAAAGTTGTTGTTGAATGCGAGAAAGAAATAAAGTATAGTGCTTCTGTAAATCTTCGTGAGTTGCAAACTTCTGATCCAATGGAGTCAATGGGTCATTTTGTTGTTTGACATCTGATGGTTCAGCAAGAAGACCTAAAGATTTTTCAATGAGTTCATTCTTTTGAGTTATTATTTCTTCCTGTATTATATTAAGTGGTTCTGGTATTTTTTTCTTTCTTTTTGTCTGTCTCTTGATATTACTGACTTCATCAAATACAGATTCCAATTGTAAGTCCCCAATAATGGAATCAATTTCTTCTTTTTTTCTGCGTTTTTCTTGAGATAATAATTTAAAAAAATCAGATAGATCCTGATTAATTATTTCCTCGTTTATGATTTTTTTTGACTTTTCGATAGACACTTATAATATCACGAGTATTACTTTTTATTATTTATGAAAATTTAAAGTAAAGAAACATAAAAAAGGGGGGCAGTTAATTGCCCCCGTTATATTATGGATTTGATCCTCTTCTCTGAACTGCGGTATCTCGTAGTCTATTTATTGCTTTACGATATTTTGCCTTATCTGGGTTTGACATTTCAGAATCAACTTTTCCCATCTTATGGAATCTATTTTCTACTCCGGGCTGGCCCCATCTATCTGCAAGTTTATCTTGTTTTCTTCTTACGTTTTCTTGGGGCTTTCCCTCATAAGGAACATATGCATCTGCAATACTATCGACCCACTCTTCGCTCATGTTCGCCATAATTACGGTTGCTGATTCTTCGGTATCAGCATAGCCTTCATCGAGAAGATAGTCGAAGATTAGATCGTAGAGATCTAGTTGTTCCATGGGAACATTATATTCTTTATTAATTTTTTTTTGCCTGTTAGCAATTCTATTTTCTTCTTCTGGGGTTTTTGCTTCTTGTCTTTTGCTATGGAGTGATCTCAATTTATCTCCAACTTTGCCATATGGAAATACCTTCTCCGCCTCATCAAGATCATAATAAACACCCAAATATGCTTCTTGTAAATTGTACATAGTAATTATTACTTTTTCTATTATTTATAAAAAAAAAACTCCCCGAAGGGAGCAATTGATTATTTATTTACAGAAGCCCAATCTTTATTGAATTGCTCCAATCCTTTTTCTGTCATAACATTCTTATACATTCCGAAGAATACTACTGGTGGAATTGTAACCACATCAGCACCGGCAAGAATGCACTGCTCGACTTGTCTCACATCACGAATAGATGCGGCAAGAATTTCAGTTTCGGAGAATGCATGATCATAAACTTTACGAATGTTTTTAATCAATTCGATACCATCAATTGATTGATCCATCCAGCGACCAACAAAAGGTGAGACATAAGTTGCACCCGCTTTCGATGCAAGAATAGCCTGAGCCACAGTAAATACCAAAGTCACGTTAGTTTTAATACCAACCAAAGAAAGCTCCTTACAAACTTTCAATCCCTCTGGAGTACACGGAACTTTTATGGTTACATTTGGAATTTCTGTGTATTCTGCTGCCTGCCTCAACATTTCCTCTGCAGTATCCGCAACTACTTCAGCAGAGATACTTTCAAGTAATGGAAATGAATCTGAGATTTCTGTGATGACTTCTTTGAGTTGTCTTCCGCTTCTAAGAATAATTGTTGGGTTTGTAGTTACGCCATCAATTAACGAAGTATCGTATGCAGATTTGATTTGATCGACATCTGCTGTGTCTAAAAAGATTTTCATATATTTCTCCTATACAAGTTTTAATGGATAATCCCATTTTGTTATACTATCAACTATTTTTTCTGGTCCCCAAGTTCCAGAATAATTATGTGGCTTCGTATTGATTGGGCAAGAATTTCCTACACAAAGCAAATCATCCACAATTCTCCAAGATTCCAATACCTCTTCTGAATGAACAAAGTGTGATTGATCTTGGTTGATGGCATCATAAAAGAGTTTTACGTAGCCATCAATATACCCTTCTGGGTAATTGTGCTTCAGAATTGCAGTTTCAATTCTATCATCCAATCCAGGTGCTTTGATGTCAATTTGAATATCAAAATGAGGATCTGGTTGAAATCTCATCACAATGCGGTCATTGCACTTATGCCCATCAAATAAATTCAATGGAGGTGCCTTAAGTTTAATGACTACTTCAACACAACCAACAGGAAGTTTCTTACCAGTCATAAAGTAAAAAGGAACACCTTTCCATCTCCAGTTGTCAATGTAAATATCGCCAGCAACAAAAGTTGGTGTTTGTGATTCTGCACCTACTCCCGGTTCTGACTTATATCCATCATATTGACCACAAACCAGTTTATCTCCCAGTCGTGCGGCAGAAAGAACTTTAACTTTTTCTCTACGAATTTCCTTTGCATTATTCTTGCATGGTGCTTCCATTGCAATTAGAGCAAGTAGCTGAAGCATATGATTCTGTAACATATCACGAACAGCACCTGCCGTTTCATAATATTGTGCTCTCCCCTCACAACCAATAGTCTCAGTTGCAAAAATCTGCACTTCTTCTACATAATCACGATTCCAAAGAGGTTCGAGAAGAATATTACTAAATCTCGTCGCAAGAATATTGTTAACTGTATCTTTTCCCAGATAGTGATCAATCCGGTAAACTTGATTTTCACGGAGATTTTCGGAAACAATCTTTTGTAGTTTTTCTGCGGATTGAAAATCATAACCAAAAGGTTTTTCGATAATGACTCTACTGGTTTTTGGATCATCCATAAAGCCAGTAGATTTTAAACTTAAAACTGCATCTCCATATCTATCTGGTGGAACAGAAAGAAAGAAGGTTACGTCTTCACCTGGATTCAGTTTTTTGAGGCTTTCGGAATCTGATAAATCACAAGCAACATAATTCAATCTTTTCACAAAATCACTGGAATAATGAAAATTCAATGAACTCAACCAACTTTGTTTAGTATGTTGAGTTCTTGATGCTCCAGTGATTTTAAAATCAGAAGGAAGCAAATTTCTTTTGTGAAGTTCATATAGTGCAGGAATTAATTTCCTACGACATAGATCTCCGGTTGCACCGAAGATCACAATCGATTTATTTTTCATGGTGACCACCAAACATGTACCTCATACCAGAAAGAATCTTATTTGCAAATGTATTAAGATTCCTAGAATCAAAGCGAGCAAACAAAGATGAAGTGATACAAGGTGCGGGAACTCCAAGATCCACAGCAGTAGAAACTGTCCACCTACCTTCACCACTATCCGAAACACTACCAGAGAAATTATCAAGATCTGGACTTTCTCGTAGAACTGCGGCAGTCAAATCGAGCAACCAAGATCCAACCACACTTCCACGCCTCCAAAGTTCTGCGACTTCTGCTACGTCAATATCATATTCATAATAATGCGGATTTGCCATTGGTGCAGTTTCAGCATCATTATCAACCGATTCTTTACCAAGATTAGCAGCCTTTAGAATATTGAATCCTTCTGCATAAGATTGCATGATTCCATATTCAATTCCATTGTGAACCATTTTTACAAAATGCCCTGCTCCCGCTGGTCCACAATGAAGCCATCCTTTTTCTGCTGGAGTAATATCAGAATTAGGATCTGTACGTGGACTGGATGTAGTGAGGGGAGCCAGAGAATCAAAGATGGGAGAACAGAAATCTACTGTTGATTTGTTTCCTCCAACCATAAGACAATATCCACGTTCTAGTCCATATACTCCACCGCTTGTGCCACAATCAAGAAATTCAATTCCCCATTCAGAGAGATAGTTTGCTCTATCTTTACTGTCCTTGAAATTTGAATTTCCATGATCGATGATAATGTCCCCTGGACTTAATAGTGGTACAAGATCATTGATTGTTTTGTCTACTGTTGCGGCAGGAACAACTAGAAGGAAAACTCCTCTCTGTCCATCATACTTAACTTGTGATACTAGATCTTCTAGTGATTTTGCTGCACCAGAAATATAACCATTATTATATGCAATTTTTGTTTTTTCGTAATCCCTTCTATACCCCCAGACTTGAATATCAGCTCTAAGAAGTCTACGAGACATTCCTTCGCCCATTCTACCTAAACCAATAATACCAACATTCATAAAAAATCTCCTACATTTTTAACCTATAAACCAACGCAATCACGCCATGTGCATAAAAAAATAAAAGTATTGAGCCAATAATAAAACTAATTAAAGATGCAGTTTTATTATGATGATCTATCGCTTTTGCAATAGAATCATCGATCATTTTTTGTATTTCTTCAGTTGTCATTTGTAATCATTAAGAAATTTTTCTAATGGATCTCTTTTTGTCTTTACTATCTCACATGCTCTTTTATAAAACATATTATTTGTATTTCCAGAAGCCTCAAAGGTTTCTTTGATCTTTACCCAATTATTGTAAGTATGAGTATCCATTTTATTTTTATAAATACTCACTATTTAACCTTATGCCATTTGTGTTACTTTTTCATAAATAAAATTATATACAATTAATTCGTCAGACAAATGCCAAGGGAATGGAATACGGACGAAAGAAAAGAATGGAATGCTCCCATCCATCAAATACTAAAAGCAATCGATAATCATAATAATTTATGGCTAACTACTGGAAATAGTTGGCATCGAGATCAAGCAGTGATATTGAGAAAATATGTATCTGACCTCAAACGATGGATACATTCAAAAGAGTTAGAATCAAAGAACAATTCACTAAAATAAAATGCAAGAAGAAAAAGAAAACAAGTCCAAATTTGGATTCAATCAATTAATTGCTGCAATTTGTTTTTCCATCATTGGTTATGTCGGAATAACATTTTTCGGCTGCAACTTTATGCTACCTGGATCAATTAATTCCGCAAGTTCATTGGGAATATTAAAAAATCCTCCTCAATTGGATTGCAAAGAATCTGAAAGAAAAGGATATGAAACATTATTAGCAGTACTTACTACTATAATTGCATTGAAAACAAACCTTAAAGAATAAACTCCAATATCAACTAAAAATTCTTCCCCAACCAGTTTTGTCTTTTCCCCTTTCTAACCAACGATAAGTTAGAACTTCTTTGGAATATAAAACACCTTTTCCGTTTGTAACTGGACCAGAATATCCGTCATTTAAACTACCATAGGGATCATTTATAACGTAAGATTTTCCATCTGGCGATTTTCCAATACAGACAATCATGTGTCCTCCGGTTGGATTTTGTAATGTTCCTCTATGTAAAATTCCTATTACAACTGGCCTTCCCGCAGCAAGCTCTCTATCCAAATCAGAAAAAGAAAGAGTATAACTGAAAGTAGATTTAACTCCATATGAAGCGAGAACTTTTGTTTGGACTTCATGATCGGTGGAGTCACCGATTGCAAATACTTTTTGTACATATGCATCGTCTCCTTTTGCTCCCTTAAGAGTTCCTGGTTTTAAAAACTCAAGACACATAGCACATGATGAACTATTACAAGTACGATTTGCATCCCTATAATTATCAGTTTGTGGATAATAAGGAACATTTAAAATTGAAGCTTTTGGTTCTTCTATTTTTGTCCTAAAAATTCTTACCCAGTTTGCAAAATCTTCCAATAAATCTGGTGACTTATGAAGAAGATCTTGTTCGAATTGGGCAACCGCAGCAACATGCTTTGGATTTTTTGGATCATAATTTAGAAAAAAGTTGTGTAGATCTATTGACATAATAATAACAACGACTGATATTATTTATTCAAAGATCTATTAACTCATCAGTATGTTTTTGCTAGTTGTTCGATAGCATACCCAAGAATTACCAATAGAGTAATTCCAGTTACAGTAAAGACGATTTCAGTTACCATTTCACCAAACTCCTGGAATTAGGCTGCCGGTTGAAAAATAAACAATTACCATAATAGGAAGGGCAATCATACAGATTCTTCCATTTAGCTTTTCGCTATATTCAGTCCATCCAATTTTTTTCATTTTGATTTGTTCCTCGTAGGTAAAACGTAAAGATAAAATAAACAAAAAGATACAAATATAATAAACAGAGGAATATTATAAATTGAATCTTTAATCATAGTACACCAAAGAAAAGTTTACCCGTCATGGCATATGATACGATAGCAGAAACAATCCCAAGCATTGCCATACGAGAATTTAAAATTTCTGCAAATTGATTGTGATTCATTGTGTGATACCTGAGCATATCTTGATCAGTGATGTACATTTCTGGTTCTTTTGCAAACATATTCAGTTGTCCCTGTTCATTTTTTGTGACTGTCATTTTTTCCTCCAACGACATAAGTATAATAGCATAGGTTTGGTTCCGTGTCAAGATTTATCTTGAACCCCAGACGGTTCAGAAACTCTACCATGATACGGGTTATATGCTGTGATTGCTTCTAGTGAAATTTGAGATCCCATTTGTTGCCAGAAGTTTAAAATTCCATCGTGACTATTCTTATGAAAAGCATTGATGTGTTCTGGATGAATACTAGATCCAAGATTTAAACTATAAAGAAATAATGGTACAGAATAAGTAACTCCAGAATTGTAGATCGCATCGTCAGCAACACATCTTGGTTTTACTCCAACATCCAATTTATATCTATTATCATCTGAAATATGCAAATCTATTAATTTTTTTGCATGATGTCTTGTTATGACATAACAAGCAGTGGAAAAGTTATTCACAAATCTATTATGAATTGGAACACTAATATCACCAGTTGATATAATTGCTAATTGAATTACATCCCATGCATACGGAGCACGGGCAATAAAATCTTGCCAAGTAAAATTCCAATATCTTGCAATATCTATGTTGCAATCATCTTCCATAATAATAGAATATGGAGTATTAGATGTTGTATACCAATGATAAATTGCTTTTAAGTGGCTAGTAATACATCCAATTTCACCCGAAGTAACATCAGACGGATACGAACCCTTTATGATGTCGCTGAGATCATCCTGTCTTCCGTCATATGCGGAAATACGAGTATAATCTTCTATTTCCCAATATTTAAATTGATCTTCCATATATTTTTTTCTTTCTGGTTGACCATCTAGATTAATATAGTATAAGGGACCAAAATTTTTTAACTTGTATATAGATTTATTATTATCCATCATTCCCCAAGAATATTTTTCATTATTGAATTAAATATTTCTGTTTTTTTAATTAGAGGGTCATTGTTACCTCTCCAATTTGTATGCCAATTTGTTGCTGCACGATAATGAAGAAACTTTCCAGTTAGATGCAATTCAAAATTATATCCTCTGGTCACTTCTTGATTCTGCAACTCAATATCATTAAAATGAGTCGGATACTCAACATCTGTTTCTTTCATTTCAATATTATTTTTTTTAAAATAATAATAAGTATATCCACCAACGTCTGTTAGAATACCATCTACAATACCGCAATCAAAATTTAAATTCTCATCCAATTCAATTATCTTTTTCATGTCAAAAAACATTATACCATTCCAGATGTATTTTACATGATCCCTATATTGTGGTAACCCAGCAATAATGGAATCTTTCATATAATCCGATATATTAAAATTGTCAACTAAAAACATATCAGAGTCACATAAAAATACAATGTCATTTTGATGATTTTTCTTTAGTATTTCGTCGAATGTCCATTGTATGGCAACTGCACATGCTTTTGCCGCATCAGCTCCCACAAACCTTATCGGTTTTCTGTAGTATTTTATGTTATTATCTGAACAAATATTTTTAAACTGCTCTGTCATTTCATCATCTATAGAATCATCTACAACATGAAATTGATATGAATCTCCTAAAAATTTATCAAATAATTTACTCTGAAGTGAAACAAAATCTGGTCTATTTACTACCGTTGTAAAAATATGAATCATAATATCATTGCATTTTAATCCAGTCTTCTAATTGCATTTTTGGTTCCCAGCCAAAAGTAGTGCGAAGTTTTTGATTGTTCGCTAAGCTTATTCTGGCTTCACCTAATCTAGGTGGAATATTTATGGTATTATCGGAAATCATTTTTGCGACTTCATTTACAGAATAATTTTTTCCAGTTCCAACATTATAGACTTGACCAAAAGCAGAAGAATCAACTTCAGTTATTGCCGCAAGAATATTTGCTTGACAAACATCCCCAACATAAGTAAAATCTCTTCTTTGTTCACCATCACCAACAATAGTCAGTTGTTGATTATTAAAACGTTGACGTAGAAAAATTCCAATTACCGGAGCATATTGACCCCTCAATGGTTGCTTTTCTCCATATACATTAAAATATCTGAAAACTACAGTAGGCAAATCATACAAATTCGTATACATTTTACAAAGTTTTTCCCCAGAAACTTTAGATACAGAATATGGATTTAAGCAATCTTCATATTGAGTTTCTACGTTTGGAGAATCATTCATACCATATGCAGAAGAAGTAGAGGAATACATGACTCTTTTTACTCCGGCTTCTCTTGAACATTGAAGGACGGTACAAGTACCAAGTGCATTAATACTTACTGCCTCAATAGGATTCAAAATTGCCGGTTGAATTCGTGCCTCTGCCGCAAAATGAAATACATAATCAACTCCGTCATACAGTGGCCGAGTTTTTTCATAATCACGAATATCTAATTTATAATTTTTTGTCTTAGAATTCCAATAAAAACTCTCATGTACATCAGAATACTCATTATCTATTACGATAACTTCGTGTCCCAATTCCAGTAACCTATCTACAAGATTAGATCCAATAAATCCTGCTCCGCCAGTAACTAAACTTTTCATTTACATAATCCTCGTTGGTAAAAAATATCCAGGAATTCCATTTACATCTCTACATTCAATTAAAGGTTTAATTGGAGATTTAAATTCGGAATTTAATTTATAGTAATTTTCATCAGATTTTAATATATTATTGAATAATATTTCTGATTTGTTTTTATCGATTGATACATCACTTAATCTTCCAGATGTAACTGCACTCCAGTCATATTGACGAAACAGTGGCTCATCTAAACTATAAACATTATAAAATTTATGAATTTCGGCAAATCCAATATCTAGATGACCTTCTACTTCATATCCATAATGATATGCTATTTTCTTGCAAATGTCAACATAAGATTTGGACAAGTATGTGATCGCATGTGTTGCAAGCATATTATATACTCTCATTAATTCATCATTAATTTTATTATAATGAACATAAGGCCCAGAGTGATTCAAATATCTTCCCCAATGCGAGATTCCCAAATAAAGAGAATCTGCATTTTCTGGTACATCAATCTCATTTATAAATTCTTTATTCAGAGTGCAATCATCTTCTAGAATAATAAAAGGTGGTTCTACTTGTCTTAAGATTTCATAATGAGATCTGGCACATCCTACAATTCTTCCTTTCGGATGAAATATTCCAGCTATTCTATTTACATTCCTAAATCCAATCATTTTAAGAAGAGTCTCTGTTGATTTTCTTCTTTCTTCTGCAGAATCTAGATTAATATAATATACTGGAATATCAATTAAATTTAATCTCATTTTCTAAATTCTCTGTGATCCTTTTCTAGTGCAACTATTTTTGGTTGAAATGGAACATTCCACCCATTTGGATTGAACCTAACTGCCTCTGGGTAGCAATAAGAAGGATTTAGTTCTAGTGTTGGGGGATTATCTAAGAGATATCTATTCATGTGACTTTCATCATGCCATTCTGCAATGATATTATTCCTAAAGTCTTCTTCTACATTATTTACAATTGTTTCTGACATTTTTAGAAAATGCTCTGGCTTTCCTCCATTGAATCCACCAGCATAGTACATCTTACCTTGACCAAAAGGAATGTATGCGGTCGATTGTGGTCTTCTCTCATATGTATACCAATTTGATTCCTTGAACCAAAATCCTGGATGTTGAGTTGCAACTAAATCACTTAAAATTTCATCTCCAACTTTATTTTCAATTCTCATATCAACATCAAGATAAAAACAATAATCAAATTGAGAAATATATTCTTTTTCGGATACAAAATAATGATATCTTTTTAGTGTTGGGATAGGCCATGGTTCATGGTCTATTTTAGAAATTTTAATCCTATCGCTCTCTACTTCCAAGTCATGATTCGTAAATACTAAGGAAGATATCTCATGTCCGTTTAAAAAATTTTCATCAATTGAGTCCAGTAATGGATTTACAAATTGAAGATAATTATTGGTTGCAATATTTAAAATACAAATTTTCATTTTACTTTATATGGATAAAATTGTAATGGAGAATGGTGCATACATTCAGTATGATTAACCGAGGATATTGATCTGTTGGTCCCTATAATATTACTACTTTGTGCAAAAATTGGAGTATCAAATGCATATACATTAAAGTATCTTTGAATTTCCGCAAATCCAACATCATTATAGTTTTCTATCACATAACCAGTATGATAACCTACTCTTTTGCACATTTCAGTATATTCTTTTGAAATATACAAAATTGCATGAGTAGCCAGTATATTATATACTCTTACTAATTCTGGATATCCATCTACTCTGTCATATTGAATATATTCACCATTATGACCATTCATTCGTCCCCAAGTAGATGTCCCCAAATAAACTGCATCTGCATCATCTGGAACTTCAATTATATCAAGTTTTCTTTCTGAGTCTAATAAAAATGCATCATCTTCAAATAAAATAAATGGAACTTTATCAGGATCCAATGAATGATAATGTGCCCTAGAGCACCCCGCAATTGGATTTTCTGGGTATATTGCACCATCCAATCGTTGAACTTTTTTATAATTTAATTCAGAAAACATTTCTGTTATCTTTTCATTTTTTTCTAAATGATGTGGAAGATTAATATAATATACTTGAGTTTCTGTTAAATTAATTTTCATGATTATTTTTTAATTCCATAAATTATACAATTATTGTGAGTTGATCGTATCTCATCTTCAACAGTTATATTAAAATCTTTAGATGCAAGTTCAATGAATGCTTCACTATTTAAATTGCCAATTGTAAAATTATTATAAACCATGTAAAATGATTTAGAATTACTTATCATCAAATCATAATATTTTTGTTGGCATTCTGCACTACATTCTGAAAATGCATAATTGCTGATTACTAAATCTAATTTGCCCACTTCAATAATATTTTCAGTAGTGATGTAATTAATCTTGTCTTTGATCTTATCAAATTTATTCAAATATTTTTTTGATAATTCACTTACTTCTGGTAAATCAACCAAGTAATAATTTGAAAAATTTACAAAAGAACTGAATACTTTACATAACCCACCATATCCACCACCTATCTCCAATACATTTTTAAATTTTATTTTATCACCAAGATAAGTTAAGATATCTAAACAGTTTTTTGTATATCTAAGTGAGGAGGGAGAAATAGTTCCAAAACTACTATAATTAAAAACAGTAGGAGAACCATACCTATCATTTTCTTTTATTGACTCTAATATATCATTTGTAAGTAGTTCTTTTGATTTCATTTCGGAAATAAGAAGTTCAGATTCTTCTTTTCCAACGTGCTCTAATATAGGAGTATATCTAGAGTCTTGTTTAAATGTATCAAATAAATCATCATTTTTAACGAAGTCATTGCAGGATTCAATATATTTTTGAATTGCAGTTTTATCAATAGCCCATTTTTCTGTCATTTAAAATATCCTAATTTAATAAACAAGTTATAGCTTCTTTTGGTGCATCAGAAACGTCTTCAAAAATACTAACAATATTGGAATCTACCGAATTTGGATCCACATACCAATTTTCATATGGACATCCTTCATTAGCAACATTTTTTATTACTAATTTATATCCAAATTGTGTTAATATATTATGACATTCTTCTGCCGACTCATTGCCATCTTTATATAGATCAGTTTCAAATGTAATGACAGAAAATCTATATTGATTTAATGGAATTTGCTTTAGTGCTTTTAATGTTTGCCAAGATGGTTCAATGTCAACTTGAAGATAATCAATTTGAGGTAAAAAATTGCAATCAGAAAAAAGTCTAGAGTAATCTGCTCTAGTGGCGTCAGTAGAAATACATTTATTTTTTCTTATTGAATTATAATAATCAACTTTACTAGAATCAATTTCCAGTGAAATTCCTTTCCAATTGAATTCAGTTTCAAGTAAATATGAATTGCTTATATTGATTGGGTGATCCCCACCGATTTCAACATAAGTTCCGTTTTCTTTTCCATTCAAAATGCTTAGTACAAATAAATCCTGAAACGCCTGAGAATAGTTTCTTTCAATTGTGTCAGATTTATTAAATTTATACTTGAGTCTTTCTTGATTTTGCTTGTAATATGTATTATATTTTGACATGTTTTATATAATTGTCCAATGGTTACGATATAGATCTTTTGTGTTATGTATTTTATTTAATTCTCCACTAAACCAATTTTTTGGCGCAATAGTTTTTTTACTATCCGCAAGATACGATCCCCACCAACTATAAGAACTATTTGCAATTATGTGATATGTACACATCGTCATCAAACAAAGATCAATTTTAGTATCTTTTCCATATGAGATTATAAAACGATCTGATTCAAATATTTTTTGCTCCTTACACCAATATGGATCGTCAGAAAAAATTATGACCAAAGTGTTATTATCAAAATGGGATAATGCTTGTTCATAATATTCCAATGATTGCACTGGATGACTAGAATTGGTTAAATAATCTCCCCTACGAATATGTAGAGAGATTACTTCTTGATCTAAGAATAATTCAGTAAAAGTATCTTTTGCTAAGGTATAAATTTCTTCATTAAATTTAAAATCTTCTTTTATCTGAGATTCAATATTTTGAAAATATTTTTCTGTTTGGAAATATCCAAATAAATCTACACTAGATGGACAAGTATCAAATATATTTTGATCAAAACAAAAGATAGATTCTACTAATCTACCGTAATTACAAATATTTTGATTTACTCCAGACAAATCAAAACAATCATAAAGTGTTGCGTCTGAATTTTTAACTGCTAAATCAATATGACCAAAAATAGTTTTTGGTGGAATACTAAATTCCATTCCCCTATTATGTGCAATACCCTTCAGCGAAGCATATTGAAACATTTGATTTCCCAACCTACCAAGATTACCAAGAGAATTAAAAGATATCATTATTTTTATACCATTTGTAATTTAATTTTATTCCTTCCCGAAGATTAATTTTTGGTTCCCCTCCAAGTGCCTTATTTTTATCTACATTAAGAACTTTTCTGGGAGTTTTATTATGACCCATCTTGTCCCGAAATTCCTGTAATTAGTGCCTTTTTATATAATACTTTTTTATATTTTTTAACAAAAAAAGAGAGTTACTAGAACTCTCCTTTCTATCATGGGTCAAATTTGGCTCCACCAAGATGAGTTTAGTGTCTTCCTAAGACAGTAGTAATTGTATTATTTTTGATATTTCTACTGTTGTAAAGAATCCACAAATAAAGAGTGCATCCCACATTTTTAACAATACCAAAGAAGGAATAACAAGTAATCCTCCAGTACATTTGATCAACAATCCCAACTCTGGATCACCCCACAATAAAATGTAGTATCCAATCATTATCAATAGATTTCCAATGTAGCGCAAAATTGTCTTCTTTTCCATCTATTGGATTCTAACCCAATTATTTATTCTTCCTCACATTCTTTCTTTCCATATGCTGGATCTCCACAAAGAAATTTCGCATATTCCAAATCCTCCATAGCATAAGAACATTGAATTGAATTGTCAAGTAAATATGCATCATGCCAGAGCTTTGTATAATCGTTTTTCTTTTGAATACGATAATCTGGACAATTATTTGATGGAATTAGTCCCTTTTCAATAAATCGATACTGCTCGACTTGAAATAAAACTTTAGTCATACGAGAACATTAGATTGAAGTTCTTCTGAAATGAGACTGAGAATTAATTCATAATCAGCTTCAATGTCTCCATAAAATTCAACTCCTTCGCTTTCAAAATACTTCACAATTTTTTTGTAGAGTTTGGGTTGATCAATGGCAAGAATCACTTCTCGCTTGATTGCACGATTTAGAGTTTGTGTTGACTTACGAAATTTAGAACAGAAAGTTTGGTCTGACATTACACGAATAGGTTAACAATAAGGACATGTTATGTCCAATGGGAACGGTGGGGCTTGAACCCACAACCCCAGACTTATAAGGTCTGTGCTCTAACCACTTGAGCTACGCTCCCTTGACTTGACTTTAATATAATACCCCAAATTTACTGAAATGTCAATGGACCATGTGACAGTCGAGAAAGTGTCCTAATCGTCACCATGACCCATGGAAAGAAATCCAATGATTGGAACCATAACAATAGAAAGACCAAGAAAATAATCAAATCCCTGGTTTTCCATTAGCGAAACAATTAAATCTCTCATAATCAATATCCGTGATTTGGTATAGTTTGCGTATATTTTCTTAAAAATATTCCAGCTTCTCGATTTGCCTCATCTTCACATTCGCTTCCTGTTTCTCCACTCATCTCCTTTCCACTTTGTTTTTGGTGATAATGAACAAGTTCATGTGCAAGAGTTCGATAAACATCCATTGGATGCCTTTGTGCAATTTGAAGTTTTATTTCGTTTGTCCCTAAATTAAAACAACCAAAAGTTTTGTTGTCGATAGAAAATTGGGGATCATCTATTACTGTAATTTTTGGTAACTCAGATAATCCCAATTGATCTTTGACAAAATTTGCAAAGTCTTTTATTTGTACTTTTTTTGACTCATGAAGAAATTCTTTGAATTTCATTTTTCTGTTCTTTATTTTTATTTAGTTATTTGGTAAGCGGTAGCGGTTAGATTTGAACTAACGGAGGGGTGTTCCCCCTCATTTGTTTTCAAGACAAACGCAATAAACCAGGCTCTGCCACGCTACCCTATCTAATTTCAAAATCTAATTTTCTAACTTTTCTTTTTCTTCTTTCTTCTTGAAACTGAAGATCCTGATTAGTTAGATAATTATTAGATTTTGTATTGTAACCGCTAATTATAATGACTTTACTTAAATCTACTGCGGATATTTTATCCACACGAATGCTTGTCATATTTGGACATCCACAAGTTCTTAGTTGAGATGGATGATTTTCTAATTCAGTGTTACAAACTTTACATCTTATTTTGATATGTTCCATTTTATATTCACATATAATATAATGAATATTTATACTGAATATATTGAATTAATCTCCGCCTGCACTAGACGATGATCTTTTGGCACATGCTTGGCCAGTTTGAGTCCCCAAGCTGGGATTGGCAACTGCATTTTTGTATGCTATTTTTTTGCAATTTTTTGCTTCTTTTACAAAGTCCGAATATTGCATAAGTTTAAGTTAAGGTTGACTCATAAGATATTCAACAGTATTTGCAACATCGCTCATGGCATCACGAAGAAAAGGTTGACTTCCAGATTCTTGTTTAATATTTGGTCCTGAACCCTCAGTGAGAGTCCATCTCCATTGTTTCATATTATCAGAATACCATAAATATATTTTCATTGGATATATTAAATATAAAGAAAGAGAAGAAAAATTAATTTCTTCTCAAATATTTATCATTTACCAATACGAGAAACAGAAATTCTTGATTTATTTAAAAGTGATCCACTAAGAGGAACATAACCAAGATCATCAGAAATCATTTGAGCTTTTCCGCTGAGCATATACTGTAACATATTTTTGATTGTTTCTGTTTTAGCTCCATTTCCAGTCTTATATGCTAGAATCCAAGTCAAAGTAGAAATGGGATATGATCTGGCATTTCCTGGGTTTGGATTTTCTCCAGCAAGATTTGCATCAAGAGAGATTTGATTTAGTGCGGCAGAACCCGAAGTAGAATTAGGAAGAACAAACTTACCTGCTTTATTTTGAATTGCAGCAGCCTGTAAACGTTGTCCCTGAACAAACGAATAACTTACATACCCAATTGTTCCGGTCTGTTGTTTAATTAGTGCAGATACACCTTCGTTTCCTTTTGCTCCAACTCCAACTGGCCAATTTACAGATTTATTTACACCATAAGTCCAAGTCGAAGAAAATGATTTCAGTGAATTGGTAAAGGCAAAAGTAGTACCAGAACCATCTGAACGATGGACAACATTAATTTTACCAGATCCACACTTAAGTTGACTCCAGTTATTAATTTTTCCAGTAAAAATGTCAACTGTTTGTTGTTGAGTCAACTTAAGATTACATCCTGGTTTGTTATATGCAATTGCAATAGTTCCTCCAGTAACTGGAATTTGAACTACGCCACGTTTTACTTTGGCTACCTCAGATTCTTTAATTGGTTCATCAGATGCAGCAAAATCAACTGTGCCAGAAATAAATTGACGAACTCCGGCGCCGCTGCCAACCGATTGATAGTTGATTTTGTTACCAGAAGTTTGGCTATAATTAGAAAGCCAACGTTGATACAATGGGGCCGGAAAAGTTGCGCCTGCTCCATTTAGAGATTGCCCAGCATAAGCAGAGATTGGAGCAGAAATTAAAGCAGGAATAATAAAATATTGCAGTTTCATAAAAAATTTATTATAAGTTATAATTAATGTGAACAAGCGGGATAAGGGCCACGATCCCCTCACCTAAAGTTTGGAAAACTTTTGCTCTACCAAGATGAGCTAATCCCGAAATGTAATCTAGGGGATTGAACCCCATGACATTCTACTTGAGTGAAGTCCCAAATCAAAGAGATAAGAAAGATCTCAACATCCACTCAAATTTACCGTGAGTTTCCATAAGATCTTGAACCAAATTAGCAGTAGCCATTGAGTTTTGACTTTCTGCTTCTTTTGATATTTCCTTTAACATTTCAATTAATGCTTTATTATCGTTCATTAATTGTGCTACCATTTCATTTGCTGAGATTCCACTTGATGCCTCAGATATACCTGAAACTTCAATCATTCGAGCCAATGAAGATAGGGGTCTCATCCCTAAGTATCTCATGTGCTCAGATATTCTGTCTATTTCTTCGAACATTGTTTCATATTGATCACCAAACATATTATGAAGTTGATGAAAATCAGATCCAACTACGTTCCAATGATATACCCAAGTTTTTTGAAATAAAACAAATAAAGAAGATTGAGTATCACTTAAAAGTTTAAATAAGATTTCCATATTATTTTGAAATATGAACTATTTATGAGATTCGATATTTATTTGAATTGAAGAAAATTTTAGTTTTATTAAAATATTAAAATTAAGATTTTAACCACTTGCGAATGGCATTGTCACTAACATTATATTTTTTACCAACCGCAACATAAGAAGTTTGTTGGATTTCAATTAATAATTTTTCTTTTGGTGGTCTTTCGACTTTTCTCTGAGATTTTGAATAGCAAACATTACACAATCCAGTTTTACATTTTCCTTTCAATTCAATTCCACAAAAAGAACAATTATATATTTTTTTTGTTATGTTTATTTGATTTTTATTTTTAATTGCTTGTGAATTTTTATTTTTTTTATTTTTACCTCGATAAGTTGGCGTTTTAGCATGACAATTTGGACATAATATCCTCAAATTATTAATTTGATTATTATAATGATCCCCATCGATATGATCCAATTCTAAAGGTATTTTATCTCCTAACCATTCATTTAAACCACAAGATTCACATTTATGTTCCTTTAATCCTTCTTCTATTAATCTTTTTCTCAACTTATTAGAACTATATTCGGATCCCATTATTAAAATTTCACTCAAAGGTTTTAATAGAGAAGTATTACTTTTTCCTTTTCTATGACCTTGACCAGTAAAATGGGAAGTATCTATATCATAAAGTTTTTGAAATTTTTTAAATACCCTATAATTTCCCCCCCTTGGGGACAATCCCAATTTTGTTAAAGATTGTGATATAGAAAAACTGGTTTCTACTGCAATTTTGAACTCTTCCAGAGTATATGAATGATCCATACCGATAAACTTAATGTATAAATATTTATGCATGTTTACCAGTTAGAGTGTCGGTAGGGAGACTCGAACTCCCACGGGCAATGCCCAACAGATTTTCTTACCACTATAGCTTTCGCTACCTTTTTTTAGTTTGTGGTCTAGACTATCCCTTCACCATACCTTTGGGCTTAGGTGTTCCCCGTCTAGTCGTTACACCTTCAAGATTTCTCTAGCTTGGCTCGGGATTGCCATTTTAAAGGTTTCCCCGAATTTGAGGAATTACACTCATAAGGTTTCCCAAATGAGGCTCAATTTTATAAGTCTGGTGTGTCTACCATTCCACCATACCGACAAAAAGTAAAAGACTTTAGAATCTTTTACTACTTTCAGTTTTCGGACTGAAAAGCCTATCACCAACTAACCGAAGTATCCTAACGAAGGAGGTGAATCTCCGATGGCATCTTTCTAGGCTATCTGCCTAACGACTACCAACTGGGGCAGTAGGACTCGAACCTACGACATAGCGATTAAGATAAGTTAAGGAATCGAACCAAAATTAAAAACCATTCTTACCACAGTCGCTCGTTCTACCAACTGAACTATGCCCCATTAAGATTAAGGTCGGTGCGGTATCTCCAATTTATATTGGTTCCCATGCTCCGTTTACTTTCCTTACCTTAATCAACTGTACTCACACTTAATAAGTGGAGGAATATGGAGATGAATCTCCAAGAGCGGAATATCGGATTCGAACCGACGACATCTAACTTGGAAGGATAGCGTTCTACCTGACTGAACTAACTCCGCAAATTGATTCTCATTATAGACATAAGAACCAATGGATCACAAAAGAATCGAACTCCTGAATAAAATAGAACATAGAGCGCCTATTCATATTTTCCCATCCAATTGACCCAAAATATCCACTAAAAGTGGAATGGAATCTAGGAGACTCGAACTCCTAACATCTTGCTTGCAAAGCAAACGCTCTACCAATTGAGCTAAGACCCCTGGCGACCCTTTTGTTAAAGCGGTAGAGCCGAACCGCATCAATGGAGAATGTTTGGACCATTCTCAAGTCGGGATGGAGAATTTCGAAATCTCGGCCCCTGATTCCCAAAATCAGTACTCTTCCTCTGAGCTACATCCCGTTACTTTTTTATATATTCAATTTTATGAAGAGTATTATAACTACTTCAAACACCGCAGATAGGATTTGAACCTATATCTTACATCTTAGAAGGATGGTGCATGATCCGTCATGCTGCTGCGGCAAATAAACAAAAATCAAAGAACTCGGTTTCCCTCTCCCCTTGACTCATATAATATACCATAGTCCTCTCAGCTTGTCAACCCCCCTAGGGGAGATGTTTTCATTTGCTGACCCAGGAGCCCCGGATGCCCATTTCTCCACCAAGAAGAGATTGAGCATAAGAACCATCTGGCGGAAGCTCATAATAAATGGCATTCTCCACTATGATTCTTTGATTGTCTGAATATTTAGTCTTTTTAATTTCTTGTAGTATGACAGAATTTGTCATGTTTATTTTTCTGTTTTTTGTTTCCCATTTTTCATAATCATAAATCGCAGAACTCACTTCTCTTTCTATTTTTATTTTTAGTAATTCTGGAGTATTATTGATATAATCATTTATGTCTTGTGGAAAAAATTTACCTTTAAAGATTCTATTATAATCAATAATTGAATTCCATAGTTTTTCTTCTGGTATTTTTGTACACTCAGAGAGAATACTTATTGTTCCGGACAACATAAGACTAATTGCTGCCCATTTTAAAATGGATTTTGGTTTCTTTCCAAAATTAAAGTTAAAATACATTTTTTTAACTATTTAGAAAAGAAAAGAGAAGAATTGGGAGTTCTTCTCTTTATTTAAATTTATGCGTTTACCAGAACCAATCGTTTAGCATAATCATGTGCATAAGCAGTCCTTGCACCATGATGTCCCCACGAAATCCAGTCATAAGCATAATTCATATACCGATCAATAGATTTACCGGGGGTTTTCATTCTATGTTCAATATCTTGCCACTGAACTTCATTGGTAAGATAACGAAGTTGAGTATGAAGTGATGATGGAGAACCACCATATCTCCGAGCAAAGTTACCCAATCCATAATAACGATTAGCAGATGTCCATTGAATCAGACCGTAACCACCTCCGCAGTTACCGTAACTAGTTTTACTACCACCTTCGCAAATGTTAGGAACAAAAGTTGATTCCTGACGAATGTTACCCATAATGGTAGCAAGGGCGTTTTTGTCTTTAATGCCACGTTTCTGAAAAAATTCCAGAGTAGCATTTTCTTGCTCATTACACCCTCTACAAATTAACCTTGTCTCTTTGGGTCGTTCGGGAGCAACCATTCTGGTCGCTGTCTTTGTCGTAAGCTCCTCTTGAATAATAAAAAATGGCTGAGGACCATTTACTGGCGGAGGAGGAAATACAGAAGGCATCGTTGCCGTTGTGGTTGTAACCGTTGCCAGAAGGGGCAGGGTTACTGTAAAGAAATTTTGCATTTAAATTAATAGAATTCTACATCTGGTAAAATATTGGTCACATCCGTTCTAACGGCAATACCACCAGCTCTAAATCACAAATCACATAACCAATAAGTTATATAGTTGATTTGTGACATAAAGAAATATATCATGAATATTTTAATAATGCAAGTAAGTGTGGACAGTTTGTAAAGTGTCTATTTAATTCTTATTCTATTTGATGTGTCAATTCCCTTTGCTCTTTGATAATTAGAAAGTCCTGCTGGAGAAGAAATATATCCCGTTCTAGTGCATTGCCATTTTTGAAGGTTTACTGATTTTCCGCCTTTTTTTCCTCCTATTTTTCCTCCTTTTATCGAGTCTTCACTCCATTTTTCATTAGATCTACTAAAAATTCCAACCCCAAGTTCATATGTTCTTTTTCCAGCCTTTATAGCATCGTCAACCATTTTTTCCCTTGATCTCCCATGAACCCCAATTTTTTTATTATATGTTAGTTTTCCATTTACTTTCCCAGTGATTTTTCCAGTTATTCTTCCATTTTCCCTCAATACTTTAAGTGATATTTTTCCTCCACAACTTTCATTCAGGCAGCACTTATCATTATTAAAGATTGGTTGTATCAATCTTTTCTCAATTTCCTGTGCTTGTATCCAACCTTCATCAGTATAGTCAAATATTTCTAATATTTGTTTCTTTGGTGTATAAAGTTTCCAACACCATTTATTTGTCTTCGGTGAACCCCAATAGTCTTCGTCAAATCTTTTTTCCTTGTGTACTCCATAGTAATAATAAGGAACTTCTTCAAAAGTAATTTTATACGTGTAAATTCTTGGACTTTGAAAAGTCATAATTCTATTCTATTAGGTTGGCATTATTATTTATAAAAGAAAAGGTGCAAAAATGCACCTTTCTGCCTGAAAAGCGCCAACCTAACAGGTATTATTATTTATGTTTTTTTTATTTTTTTTAAATTATTATGATAAAAATAAATTTCAATTATAAGTGATTATTTAGGATTTGTCAACCCCCTCAACCATCAGAAGAACTGATGCTAAGGATTTCTAGAGTGTCTCCCTCATCTTCATCAGTGCTTAGCCACTCATAAAATTCAGAATCCAATGCAATTGCATCTTCGACCCGATCACTGCGAATTAGTTTGGAATGACGCTCTAGACACCATTCTCGGATTTCCTTCACCATCAATTCAGTTTCTGTAATGTTTTCCATAAATATTAAATGTATACAAGATTATTGTACCATACCCAAGGGGGGGTGTCAAGTGTGGATGATAAATGATAAGGAGTTCTTATCAATACCAGAAAAAATGGAAGGTTTTGTTTATTGTATTACCAATCTTGAGAATGGGAAAAAATACATTGGAAAGAAAACTTTTTGGGAAAGAAGAAAAGATAGAAAGACCGGACGCCGAAAGAAAAAAGAAAGTAATTGGCAAGATTATTTTGGCTCATGCGATGAACTAATTGAAGACGTAAAAAAACTCGGAGAAGATAAATTTCTCCGAGAAATTTTGTATTTGTGTCCTCATAAAAAGTCTATGTCTTATTATGAAACTTATGAACAATTTAAAAGAGATGCTCTATTGAGAGAAGATTATTATAACACTAATATAGAAGGTAAATTTTTTACTAGCGAAAAAGAAAACATTTATGGTATTGTGATCAAGTCAGAGGAAGTGCATTTACAAAATCTATAGCTTTATTCAAATACTTATTCGCTAGTGTTTTTTCTACTGGACTGGTGGATTCTCTGTATAATTCGTTTTTTAGTTTATTCAATTTTGCTTTCAATTCAAAAATATCAGTATTGTGTACCATAGTAATTAGTGGTTTATCAGTTTAAATATTCGGAAATTAAATTTTCAATTACCTCATCGGAAAGATTTTCCAGAATAGTTGCAGCATTATCAATATTATCTGCATATCCTTCTGATATTAAATCATCAAGAATTTCTTGTGTGATAAGTTCCAATTCCTCTGCCATTTGTGCTCTCTTACGAGCAGCACGGATGGAAACCTCTCTAGCTGAACCTTCCAATTCTTTTTTGTTTGAACCAATAGGAACTACTCTTTTTTGGGCATGTCTACTAAAACTAATTTCTTTAGATGGGCCTCCTTTACCTAATGTTCTAAGTCCAAGTGATCTACCGGGAGGTAATGCCCTTCTAGTTGGAGCTGGAGGTAATGCCCTTCTAGTTGGAGCTGGAGGTAATGCCTTTCTAGATGGGGAAGAAGATCTAGATGGGGAAGAAGATCTAGATGAAGTAGATGGTCTAGATGCTGTTTTAGTCTGATTATCCCAAGGATCGGGGAGAGTAGATGGAACTCTAGATGCTGAAGTAAGACGTGATTTTATAAGACGATCAGCAGTTCTCATTATGGCAGATCCAATAGCACGTCTTTTTCTTCCAGTTTCTGGTGTTGGTTCGGAAATATAAGTATGTCTCCTTCCACCTATATTAGCACTTCTAGTAACTGCTGGGGCAGATGCTGCTTCTTTTCCGGATTTTTCAATTTTTTCACCAGCTTGTCTCATTTTGCTACCTACAGCAAACGCACCTTTACGAACAAGGCCCTTAAGAGCAGCCATTGCTGTCCCTGCAGTTCCCTTGGCTCTTTCATAAGCACTGGCAGCAGCTTCCTTGCCTCTTTTAAGGGTGCTCATAGTATTTTTACCGACTCCAGAAGCAGCGGATACAACTGTTTCTTTTGCTTTTTTGGCTGCTCCAGTTAGTCTAGCAATTCTCTCTTGAGTTCTTGCTTGTTTTGCTATTTTTTCTTGTTTTTTTAATTCAGGATATCTATCTTCATATGCCTCAGCCAAAACTTCTTCTAAAATACCATCACTGAAAACACCATCAATGAGATTATAAGACTCATCTAAAGTATTTCCATAGTCCATGAATTCCCAAAGAAGAGATTCCATGACTTCTTCAATCTCTTCTGACTGAAGATAATCTACAAATTTTAGATTTCTATAAAATGTTTCGTCAGCTTTTCTTGGATTATAAAGATCACCGTATGCTTCGGTCAAATAATATCTTGACATGGTAGTATAGTACTTGTAATTTCCTGTATATATTTATAAAAAAAAAGGATTCAAACCTTATAGTTTGAATCCACTGAATGTATTAGCATTAACATCTTGCTTAATTCCACCGATTACATAACTCTCGATTTCCGTTTCCTGTGGTGCCACCTGAAGACCCTTAGAGCTAATCCAATGCTCAGTCCAAGGAAGTGGATTATTCTTTGCCGGAATATCATAAATTGGATTGAGTCCAATTGCTTTCATGCGACGATTTGCAATCCATTCAACATACTGTTGCAACAATTTATCATTCAGACCAATCATTGAACCATCTTTAAACAAATACTCTGCCCAAAGTTTTTCCTGATTTACAGCATCCTCAAAAGTCTTGTAGAACCACTGTTCCTCTTCTTTGGCGATTTTTACCATCTCTGGATCATCACCATCTTTCCATTTATTTAAAATGTTCTGAGTAATTACCAGATGCTGGTTCTCATCACGAGCAATCAATGAGATGATTTTTGCACTTCCCTCCATAAGTTTGAGTTCGCCAAATGCAAAACTGCAAGCGAAACTGACATAAAAGCGAATACCTTCAAGAATATTAACGTTTGCGACTGCTCTGAATAATTTGCGTTTGAGTTCATACCTTGCTTCCTTTGCGTATGGTACTTGTTCTAAAGCGTGAATCCACTCACTTGAATTATCATACTGATGGGCACTATTGATGAAATCATTATATGCCTGAGTCACACTCACAGCACGTTCCATAATACGATCTTCTTTCAGAATCGTATCAAAAACTTCAGATGGATCCGAATAAACATTCTTGATAATATAAGTGTATGAGCGAGAATGAATCATCTCCATAAACTCCCATACTTTCATACACGCTTCCAGTTCAGGAAGTGAACAGTATGGGGCAAATGCCATGCCCGGTCCACGACCCTGAACGGAATCTAACATTACCTGATACTTAAGATTACTCGTAAAAATGTGTTTCTGTTCAGGACGAAGAGATTGATAATCTCCACGATCCTTTTGCAGAGACACTTCTTCTGGTCTCCAAAAGTAACCTAATTGTTGAGTTGTTAGTT